ATGAGGTGTTCCTCCACTTGCAGTAGTAGCACCGCCACCTCCTCCACCACCTTGTCCAGCTGTGCCATTTCTAGAACTATCATTGCTACTATTAGATGGTCCACCAGTGCCACCTGCACCAGTATATCCGCCAGCACCACCACCAGCGCCACCAGAACCACCTGGAGTAGATGCACCACCATTACCACCACCATCACCAGTGTAAGTTCCACCAGTACCAGAAGCACTTCCACCACCACCCTTTACAGTTGATGTGTTTATAAAATAACTATCGCCACCTGCGCCACCTGGAGTTGATACAAATGTTCCACCCATGTAAGTACTATAACCACCAGCGCCAACTACTACAGTATATGTTTGTTCAGGAACAACTGTGATATTATTTTTCCAACCGAGTCCACCACCACCGCCACCTGAGATTCCAGAACCTTGAAATCCACCAGAACCACCCCCTGCGCCACCACCTACACAGACAACAGAAACAGAAGTTACTCCAATTGGAACAGTCCATGTATAAGTACCAGCAGCAGTAAATTCTACTTGTCCAGCCCCAGCTGGCAGAGTTAGTGTATATTCATCAAAGTGTCCACTAACTAGATATTTTCCATCGCTAGTTCTACGCTCAGCAGTACCTGCAGATAAATTAGTCTCGTCAAATTCTGCAGCATAAACTCCATTAGAATCAACTTTAATAGAGTTGTGTGTTATTTCATTAAACTCTTTGGTTGTTTGAAGTATTCCAGTAGAATATAATCTGGATATAGTTGCCATTATCCAAACACCGTATCTAGAGTGCCAGTGGCAGTATTATAAAATTGATATACTGCGCTTACGTTACTTGCATTAACGAAGCCAACTTTACCACCCGTGTAAATATTACCCGCAACACCAACACCACCAGAAACTTTTAATGCACCAGTAGCTGTTGTCGTAGAAGCAGTTGAATCAGTAAGGGTAACGACACCAGAATACGTATGCGCACCAGAAAAAGTGCCAGATAAAGATCCACCATTAATGGTCGGTGATGTTAGAGTTTTATTGGTTAGTGTATCAGTAGTGGCACGACCGACTAATGTATCAGTAGAAGTTGGTAGAGTTAAAGTGCCAGTATTAACAATAGTAGCGATAACTGGAGCAGTTAAAGTTTTATTGGTTAATGTTTCTGCGCCAGCTAAAGTGGCAAAATCACCATCAGTTAATGCTGAATTAAACTGAGCAACTGTACCACTTATAGTATTGCTACCTAAAGCGATTGTTTTGTTTGTTAGGGTTTGTGTACCAGTTAAGGTAACATTTGATGGATTATTCGAATCGTTTGAGAACGATTGAATTGTATTGGAAGAGTTTTTGAAATACAGCTTACCATCAGCATAGTTTAATGCCAACTCACCATATTCTAAATCACCAACGACTGGAACTTTTGCTCCAACAGATGATTTCTTGAGTATAATTTTATTACTCATTCATCTTCCTAAAAAGGTTAAGTTGGGATAAAAATCCCAACAACTAATTGTATTTAGTAACTATTAATATGTTCCGCCATCGATATTAAATCCATCGAGAGTAGAAGTTGCAGCACCAGCACCAGTAATATTTCCCTGAGCCGTAATAGTGCCACTTGCATTTAATGTAGTGAACGCACCAGTGTTTGTAGTAGTGGCACCGATTGGAGTATTGTTAATACTACCAGTAGTGATTATAGCACCAGTGATTGTTTTGTTAGTAAGTGTATCAGTAGTAGCCCGACCAACTAGAGTATCAGTAGAAGTTGGAAGTGTTAATGTACCAGTGTTAACTATAGTTGCGATAACTGGAGCAGTTAGAGTCTTATTAGTTAAAGTCTCAGTACCAGCCAAAGTAGCAAGAGTACCAGTAACAGGTAATGTTAATGTAGTATTAGCAGTTGCAGTTAACGCAATAGTATATGCACCGATAGTGCTTAAATTACCACCAAGCGTAATAGTGCTAGACCCATTATTAACACCAGTACCGCCATAAGTTGGACCAACTACAGTGCCTTGCCAAGTACCAGTACCGATTGTGCCAAGAGTAGTGATAGTTGATTGACCAACATAACTTGCAGAGATATCAATTGCATCCGCAGAGATAGATATACGACCCGCAGTTCCAACTGCATCAAGCGTATTACCGTTCTTAGTTAAACCATCACCAGCAATAACAGAACCAGCACCAGAGAACTGAACGAAGGTAATCGGTGTAGTACCGATAGTAACAGCACCTACGTTAGTACATACATAACCATTGCTTGCGCCAACAGTGCCTTCTTCAACGAAAGTAAACGCACCTGGAGTGATTTCACTATTTTCATCAGCGTCAACTGTACGAGTTAATACCCAGTTTGCAGAAGCCGAACCAACAGTGGTAACTTTATAGAAACCATTCTGTAGACCAGTAGTTTGATCTTTAACAAGAACACGATCTCCAACAGTAAGAACTCTACTATCAATAGTAAGAGCAGCTTGTGTGCCAGAGTTAGTAAGAGTTGCACCAACACCAGAAGCACCATTAGCATATGTTCCAGTTAAGTTACCAGTTGTAGTAACGATAACTGAATCTTTAACATCAAGACCAGTTTTAACTGCGTCAACATAGTTCTTAGTAGCAGCATCGCTAGACTGAGTAGGTTCAGCAACAGAAGTGATACGTTTATTAGAAACGTCAACAGTACCTGTACCAGTTGGAACTAAATCGATACTATTATTACCAGCTGCAGCGTTAACAGTCATATTGCCAGAAGTGGCAGTAATGCTAGTTGCTAGAGCAGCACCAAGAGTTGGTGTTACCAGAGTTGGGCTGTTAGAGAATACTAGTACACCAGTGCCAGTCTCATCGGAGATAACCCCAGCAAGTTCAGCAGAAGTAGTTGCAGCGAATACACTCAGTTTGTTTGCTACATAAGCAACAGTACCACCAGCACCGAATGCTACTGAAGAAGTATCAGTACCAGTTAGAGTTAGAGTATTGCTTGCAGTAAGAGTCTTACCATCAGCAATGGTCAATGTAGAACCAGTTGCTGGCGCAGTAAACGCTACCTTGTTAATAGAAGTCGCAGTTGCAACACCTAAAACTGGAGTTACCAAAGTAGGTGTGTTCGAGAATACTACAACACCAGTGCCTGTTTCATCAGTAATCGCTGCAGCTAATTGAGCAGAAGTAGCAACTAAAGTATTGCTAGTTAAGTCAATTGTTTTGTTAGTGAGTGTATCAGTAGTTGCTTTACCAACTAAAGTATCAGTAGCTGCAGGTAGAGTTAATGAATTTGTTCCAGCAACAGCTGCAGCAAGTACAGTAATTGTACCAGAAGTAGAACCACTAAATGTAGCACCTGTTGCACCAATGGTTGCACCATTGATTGTTGGGCTAGTTAAAGTCTTATTAGTAAGAGTCTGAGTACCAGTTAGGGTAGTAACAGTTGAGTCAATATCAAAAGTTACACTAGTGGCAGCACCAACTTTTGCAACAACAGAAGTGATACCAACGCCACCAACGAAAGTCATGGTGTCAGTCAATAACGCAAATGCAGAAGTACCAGTGTCGCCAGCAATATTTAAAGTAGTTGCAAGAGAAGCACTACCTGCTGCAGTTAATTGACCTTGTTGATTAACAGTGAATGTTGGAATCGAAGTGGCAGAGCCATAAGTTCCAGGAGTTACTGCAGTATTAGTGATAGAAATGGTAGTTGTATTACCAACATCACTTGGAGTTACAGTAATACCTGTACCAGCAGTAACTGCTCCACCAACTGTGTCAAAAATATACTCAGCAAGAGTATCAGTTGTACCATTGATATATGGATTGTTAAGGACTAACTTACCAGTACCATTGGGTGTAAGGTTGATGTTACCATTAGTATCAGTTGATGATAGTGTGCTACTTGTTAACTGTAAGTTACCAACTTTCCAAGTATCGATCGTACCAGTGGCAGAAAGAACTGGAATTGATGATGCGTTTGTTGTTAGCGTACCAGCAGTTGATGCATCGATCAAACCAGTATAGTAAGTACCACCGATTACATAGTGATTAGCAGCATTACCTGAGGTTTCTGCGCCCATACCAATGTATAGACGATTACCACCAGCCCCATTAAGTGCTGAATACGCCAATTCACCAGCACCCAGTGTAGCTGGATTCCCTGATACCGATGAGCGTTTTATTCTAATTATTGATGCCATCTTTTATTCTCCGATTAAAATTCGCCACCTTCTAAATTCTGCGCATCAAGCGTAGTAGAAGCAGTCCATTTATTTGTTGTTGTTCTGTATACTAAAAGCGATCCATTTAACTTACCATTCGTAGTAACATCGACATCGGCGATGTTTGACATAGATTCTACTACAGCTGGTGCAGCTAAGTTTGATTGTGAAAGTGTAAGAACACCTTCGGAAACTGCAACAGTTAACGCTTCATCTGGGGTAACAATTGCTATTGTATCTGCCATAATTAAATCTGTGTAATTTGTGGGTTAACTGTGACAACTCCCTCGACTACTCTGGTTTTTGTACCAGATGGAGAAGTTATCTCTACATCATAAAGCCAGCGTCCAGCTGGAATACTAGCAGATTGTACGTCTGTTAATTGCAGTCTGACTTTCCCAGAAGTTGCTAAGTATATGCTTGATGTGAAATTATAGGATGTGCTGGATTGATATGACTTTCTCATTTGAGAAGCCACGGTATATCCCGTCAAATCGAGTGCTTGACCATTGGATGCCGATACAGTAATTATATTGCTGTAGTTAGCCCCAGCGTCCACGAATAGATTACTAACAGTCGCCATTTTCTGATCCTAAATTGCTTTTACCTCTTTATTTATAAGCGAGGGATTTTTGTATTTGCAACTTAGTCGATCAGGACATTATGGAAATCGTCTAGTAAAAATAGCCACTGAGGACGTTGTACGTTGAGGTTTGATATTTTCTTTGATTTGTTTAGAGCATAATCTCGTTCCCCGAATTCTTCGGAAAGGATTTGTCTCATTTGCCAACGATGTGTATTGGCATCCCCACGAACTTTAGTGAAAGGTTCACTAGTGGTCATAGCCCAGCGTTGGAGATCTTCAGAATCAAAAAACGCATGCATCTTTTTAGTCTTTTCTATCTGAAGCATTGTTCTATGTTCATATAAGCCAGTGTACCAGTCTAGATTAAAAATGCAATACCATCTCAAATCGGCGACTGTTTCAATCTTTCTATAAGAATTCTTTATCATTGGATCAAGGAATTCTAATAGTTTAGGATCTATGTTATTCTCATAAGATTCGTGTATAGTTTCTGGAGTGCCGAGAGTGTGGTGGAACATAGCAGTTCCACCAGTGGCGAACATATCATCTGTTGGACCAAATAACTGGTTTCCACCCATACCACTAACGAAGATGCAATCTCCTACATTGAAGGAAAATTCGTTATCAGTTGGCTCTACGATAGTATAAGGAAACTCATGTTTTAATCTTCTATCAAACATATCACTAGATTCTAAAATAGAATTTAATGTACCCCAAACTCTAACTTGATCTGGATCGTTGGAAAATTTCTTTAGCATGAATAAGGCAAATGTACTATCTATTCCACCCGACCATAGCACATGGACCACTTTATTAAGACTTAGTAAATGCTTAGCACGTTCTTCACAAATTTCATAGAAAGATTTGTTAAATGAAGAGTCTACGCTTGGGATTGGATGTGCATCTACTGCAATATTTAAATAGTGGGGTATCTGCAGAGACCTATCAAATACCATATTATGTTTGTTTAATCCAAAGTTTTCATACTGTTTAAACAAATCATCTGAATACTTCTCAGAAAGAAATGGTGAGATCGCTTGTGGATCTTTACGAATTAATTCTGGTACTTGTTTCTTATTGTAATATAAAATTTTTGGTTTCATAGCCCCTCACGTCAAAATAAAAAGGGGATGACAAGCATCCCCTGTATAATGTATTTAGTATAGATTAATGAGACTTAATACTCTTAACCAAACCAGAACTAAAAGAAGACTCAAATCTGTCATGAAGTGGAGTTAATAAATCTTGCATCTTTTTCTGTTCAGATTTAGACATAGAGATAACTTCAACTTTTTCAGCTTTGCACTGATCTAGAATATTTGGAATATCTGCAACAGATTCTTTACGTTCTGCCTTTGCTGCATTAAATGCTGCTTCAGACATGATCTGTTTAGTTTCATCGTCAAACTGATTGAAGAAAGCCTCATTGACAATGATAGAAGTCAAGAACAAACTATGTGCAGTATCGTTAACATACTTGAATGATTTGTTTTGCTGTAGTGGGAAAATACGAACATAAGTTGATTCACCTGCATCGATGTTTCCACGATCAGCCTGTTCATTCATCTGTTCTAATTCGATGTTTGGATTTGTAATGGCACCAAGAGTTTCGAAAGTTGCTTGGGCAACTGGGCTAGAACTAATTCTAACTTTTTTACCTTTCCAAGATTCAATCGTATCTGCTTTAAAATTAGCAGGAACTACACGATATCCACCAGAATAAGTAAATGCCATTGCTTTGATCTGAGAGTTCTTCTCAACACCAGCTAACAAATTAGCACCGATTGGACCATCAAGAATAGCATCAGCATGATCGTGATCTCTAAACAAGAATGGTAGATCTAACACATTAAGATCTGGATTGATGTCTGCAAGCCAAGTTGTATAGATGTGACCCATCTCAACTTGTCCAGAACCAACTAAATCCATCATAGATCGTTTTGTTAGTTGTTTACCGAAATTGTACTTTTGAGAATACTCAGTCAATGAGAGAATCTCAACATTAAATTTTCCATTAGTTCTTTCGTTAACTTCTTTGGAAAATGCCTCGGCTACCTTCAAAAATAAACCAATAGGCTCATGAGCGATAACCCATTTTATATTTTTAACTGTCATTTTTTAGTTCTCCTAATTTGCTGGTATCAAAAGACCAGACTTGTGTTTGGTTCTGAAAATTTAAGGTTCTTTTCAAGAAAGCCACCTTATTATTTATAAGATCTGTAATTGTATTTAGGTCAATCTCATCTTTATTTATAACAGAGTGTAGTGGAATCAGGCTATCTCTGTACCCATATTCTTTAGTATCACTATCAAATTGGAATAGTTCTTTAACAGTATAATGTTCGATAGTTCCACTGTTTCCTACAATTCTAGGGAATTGATTAATCTCTAATACATATCCTTTAAAGAAACTACTCATGATGCCATCACAATCGGTATAATCTTTTTAGGTTTTCTAACCTTTTCTGGTTTACCCTTAACCCACCAGAAAATATCTTTACGATCTTCTCTTAATGGACCCTCGATATACTCAGGGATACATCCTGTTATCTCTTCAATTGCGATACAAAAGGGGATGATATTATCACTAAATGCATTATCACAAGAAGCATCCCATAGTGGACCAGAAAGAAACATACAAGCACCTTTGCAAATATGTACTACTGGACAGTTTGGGCATTCTTTTCTATCGCTCCAATGAGTAGCTGAATCTAATCTAGTTGAAGAAAGATCAGATATATGCCCAAGTTTATGAGATATACCTGCGGGATTTGTAGAAACTGGACTTACATTTTGGCAGGTTAAAACATTACCATTTAAGTCAAGAGCAATAGAATTAGATTTATCCATACCACACTTTTGGGGTAGTGATTCGATTCTAACACCATTCGCTAATGAGTCAATAAACCCACCGACTTTCTGCCCAATAACATCAAATCTTGTTACCTTACCAGCACGCAATTCTTCTAATGCTTGATTTCTATAAGAAATATCTTCTTCACCATCAACTAAAGAATTTGCTAATCCACCCTCGTCATAAGCATCAACGAAAGCACCTTCGCCTATCGTTAAAAATTGTTTATATTTTTCACCAATTTCAGCTTCAACAAAATTGAAAAAGAATTTTTCGATATCAGCACGACTAGTATTCTTAGAGTTAATCATAGAATTAAAACTAAACATACGCTTTGGCGCAAGTCTTTTATAAAGGTCTATGATACCTTCCTTAGATTTAAGATCATCTAAAGGATCTGGTCCACGAACTGGTTGTCCTGGACCATCGTGCGAAACTGCTACACCAAAATTATATCTTTCCAACCACTCATTTTTTTCTATGTCTAGTAAACTACCATTTGTAATTACTGACATACGAGCATTTGGATATTTCTTATTCAATGCTTCCGCAAGGGGCTTCATTGTTTTCCAATAAACAAATGGTTCGCCACCCCAAAACTCAAAATTTGTATCTCTACCGAATCCATCAGATCCACCTTCATACCATGAATCCATATTAGAAACAAATGGATCTACATCATTTGGATTAGTTTCATCTGCATGTGGTACGAATCTTTGATTACAGTAATCGCATTCAAAGTTACAAGAAAGACCTAGTTGAATCTTAACTGTTTTTAAATCTTTTTTACCATGTTCAATCTTTGCAGGAGAAACAACATCAGGTTGTGTTCTAACATCTGCAATAACATTGGAACCATTTTCCCACTTTAATGTGCTAAGAGAACTATTGTAAAATAATTTCTTAGTAACCTTTTCTGCTGCACTCCATGCTGAAATTTCAAAAATTGCCATACTGTTCCTCAAAATAAATTATCCTATCAGAGTATTTATCCCTGATAGGATGTGTTCAAAATATAAAATGTTATAATGTCTTAGTAAATTCAGTTCTGTTAACCCAATATTTAAAACCCATTTTAACTTTAATAGTATCACCTGCATCCAAACCAGTTGTGACTACTTTAAAAGAACCAGTTCCATTAGTGACTGGGATTTTTGATTTCGGTAAATAACCTTCAGATTGGACCAGATAAATGTTATTGATTTTTGAATCTGTTGTAAAATTAACTGTAACAATATCACCAGATACTGTTGAAGATGTCACTGTTATTTCTGGTAAAAGTGTATCAAGAACCATTAAGACAGTTGGATCATTTGGATGTTTAGTTAAATTACCTGTCACAGTAACTCTATGATCACCCTGTTCTGTAATTGGGATATTATTTCTTTGCATTTCTGGTAAAATTGTATCATAATCAGGATCTGTACTAACTACAGGTCTAACAATACATGCAATAATATCAGCAGGAGTTGGGTTATCTTTAGTTACCCAAAATACTATTAATCCTTGTGTTCCATAGATATTGAAATTTTTAGTGGGTAAAGTATTTGCGAAAGAATTAACTAGATCTGTATCTACTATAGTTAGTTCTGCAGCATCGTGTTCTATATCTAATGGTATATTTTTTAATATAATATCATCTTTAATATACCAAAGTGTACAGGCATCTGCATTACTTAGATATGATAGATCTAAAGAAAAATTATTAATAATTCTATTATTTTCAGTAACATTAATAAACTTAACTTTTAAAATATTACCAGTTAAATTTAGATCCCATTTAAAATCAAATTCTAAAGAAGCGTCAGAGTTTAAAGATGCCATATTTGCATCTATATGTGATGCAAATACATCTGCAGTATAAGATGATGTATCACCTAATTCTAATAATGGTAAATATTTGTGATGGTGTATGGCATTAAGACTTACGTCTCCATATCTTCCTCTATGCTGTTTCTTTGTAATGTATAACATTTATTGGTTTCCTTAGCAATTACAGTTACAGTTATTGCAATTACGATGATGGTGGTGTGGATCGAAGTGGTGGTTTGAATCTAGGTGCATTCTAGAATAACAGTTAATAACAATGTTACCGCAGTTACCGCCTGCATTACCAGTTTGTCTACCCAGGTTTGACGGAGTACTATCTGGGTTTGCTACTTTAGTATTATGTGGAACCCATCCACCATAGTTACCTAAATCGTTAGCAAACTGTGATAGGTGGTGTGGACGACCTTGAACCTGAGACCATGGGGTATACTGAGCATGGTGCGAGAACTGAGAAGTGTGCGCAGCATGAGCATTAGAAGTAGATGCAGAACTACCAGAAATATTCGAAACAATAACCGCACCAGTGTTACCCTGAACAGAAGTAACAGGGACTGAAACAATTACGTTACCAGTGTTACCCTGAACTGATAATACGTTTGCATTAATCGTTGGATTACCAGAAACACCATCACCATTAGAAACAGTAATACCAGAACCAGCTGCAATTGATCTATTAACAGCAGTACCTGCACCAGTACGAATATAAAGTCCATTACCAGAAACACCTGCAAGTGCAGCTAAGTTTGCCGCATAAGCCTGAACATCAGAACCAATCGTTAAACCAAGTGTACCACGAGCAGTGGATGCATCAGCGTCATCGATAAGAGTACGTCCGTATGCAGAAAGAGTTGTAGTAGAAGCAGTACCTGCGCCAGTAAAATAGGGCAGTGCATTTGCTGCAGAAGTGGTAGAAGCAAGTGCAGCTAATTCACCATCATAAGCCTGAACATCAGAACCGATAGCCAAACCTAAGTTAGATCTAGCAGATGATGCAGTAGTAGCACCAGTACCACCACCAGCGATAGCCACTGTATAATTCAAACTAGAAGCGATAGTCGCTGTACCAGTTAACGCTGCAGTAATAGTACCAGCGGAGAAGTTACCAGAAGCATCACGAACAACAACAGTAGATGCTGTGTTTGCTGAAGCAGTAGTCAGTCCATCAAGTAAGTCAGCGTCTAGACCAGATCCAGCACCATCAACAGTAATTAGTTTGGCTAGAACATCAGCTGCGGTATAGCTGGCTGCGGTTAAACCAGTCGCAATGGCTGTGTTTAAGTTATTAAAGTTATTATCGACTTCTGTATTCGTAAGAGGACTACCCTTAGTCGATCTTAGCGTAATAGATGCGGATGTAATATTTGGCATTTAAGTTTCCTTAGTCAATCTTTTTTGTGCAAAAGCTGTAAAATAAGAGATTTTATGTCTTGCAGTTCGTTCTTCAATATATTTATGTCTTCTGTATGTTGAGAAATCTCTAACTCTCTCTGCTCAGCCATCTTTTTTCTGCTCATATAGGTTTCATATTCTGTTCTATTAGTATTTATAATGGCTCCAGTAGAGGTATCTCTAACTAAGCCATCATGTCCTTGAACTTTCAAATAATCCATTTTATGCGCAGGCAATAACCCTAAAGTCTTTGATAATTGGAGTAGCAGAACTATTAGATGACTGCATAACGATTTTAATCGCAATAGTATCGAATGGTGTCATATTGTTCATAGTATAGTCTACATCAGAGAATGCATAGTTTCCATTGTCGACTTTAATTATTCCATTATTATCAGCGGAGGCTAGTGTATATCTAATAGTATCTAACTGTTTACTATCACCCAGACAAGTCTTATAGTAAACTTTGATATCAGCTTCATTCGGGCAATTAGCTCCAAGTTTAATTCTTACGAAAGTAGAAGAATTTGCAAATTTAATAGGTGTTGTTACATACTTACTTAGCGAACTTCCTCCACGTGGTGCAATTTCATCGTAGAATAATTCTCTGACTGCAACATAGATTGCAGAAGAAGTCACTGTCTCTGCGGTAAATACAGCCCCAGAAACAGAATCTACATAAACAGTTCCAGTAGTACCATTATCGCCATAACCAGTAACTATCCATGTACTATTATTTGCTGCATTTGAAGAACCACCAGTAGTTAGATATCTACCAATTCCAAGTCCAGCCATTAATCCTCTAACAGTCGCATCAGTAGAAGTTATAGAAGATGCACTTCCAACCCACTGTAAAGTAGCAGTACCATTTGTTGCCACACCATATGTATGAGTAGGTGCACTGACACTAGCAGTTCCTCCTACAGTACATAAGTAAAGTTTATTTCCATAGTAGTACTGGGTTCCTTGAGTTAAGGATTGAGAGCCTGATAAAGTTAATAAAGTTCCAGTAATAGCATAGTTATATGATCCACCAGTAACTGCTACCGCTACACCACTATTTGGCACACCAGTAATAGTTCCAGCTGCTCCAGCAAACATTATTTTTGTATCTAAAGAAGCCACATTTGTATTGGATTCAGTAGGATAATTTAATTTATTTGAAACTAATACTGCACTAGAACGAGCAGTATCAATCACAGGAGAAACTGCATTGTTTGTAGTAGAAATCTGACACAACAATTGTAGAGATTTTTCTCCACTCATATAAGTGTTTTCATTAACCTCAGAAGCAACAACTCTTGTTTTGTCCCAAATGTTGTCAATATCAACTACAACTGGAGAATAAGAAGTATCTATAACATATGATGTTTGTGCTCCATCAGGAGATGTTCCCGATGTTGTTTTCATAGAGAATTTTGCTAATGATTCACCAAAAGTTTGCATCTGCAAAGTTGGTTTAATTAAATCATATGCAATATTTCTAGAAGCCTTTAGTAAGTTACCACCAGAATAACCAGTAGAAGTAGCAACTGTACTCGTAGTTATTGTATAACAATGAGCATCTACGTTAGCAATAACTTTAGTCGTATTGATTTCAGCAAATGGGATTCCATTAATATTAGAAGTCAAACCACTGAGTTGAACACTAGAACCAGAAGACATACCATGGTTAGGATGCCAGATTCTAATAACATTAGATCCAGTAATAGTTTGGATTGGGTTATTAGTTAATTGGTCATGAGGTAAAACATTATTCGTCATAACAATAGCACCAACCGTATTTGTAGCAAACACAGCACGATGTATTGTAAATTTAATATCTTGATTTTGATCTGGTGTCCATGTAGAAGCATTCTGAGATTTGAACATTACACCAGCATATGGTTGTTCAGAAATAGTTCTACTTGTTCCTGGGATAACATCACCCATATTAGAAATCCAAACTCTGTAATCATTTGAATCAGACTGAATAACAAATGCATACTCTTTACTATCTTCTACAAAGACAGGAGATTCGAATGTGAATTTTGTTGGTGTGTTATAGTCTGCATAAGAATTACCATCAGGGAGAGCAACAGATGTATATCCTGATGCTTCTGCAGTAGTTCCAGAAACAGGGGCATTAACCAAATCTGGATTTAAAGTTACACTACTGAATGGAAGAACCTGATGTGTCGGATTACCATTAACCATCTCACGAATATGTACAGTTACTGGCACATTTATAGATTTAGTTGCAAAGAATAAATCAATACTTGTTAAGAATGCGCCACCTCTTGATTCTACATAGAATGATTGTGCAAGTGGATCTGTCCATGCTGGTGTTAAATCAGCAATAATTCTGGTAGAAGTAGAACTACCACTTCTATTAACGACCTCATAAGTATTAGGATCACCAGCACGAGGATTAATCTGTTCTTGAACAATAGTAGAATTTCTAACAGCATTAACTATACCTTGAACAGTTTGAAGTGTTCCAGTGGCTTCATAAGTGCCGATTCCACGAGAAGTATAATTTCCTGTAGAAGTTGCAGAATCCATTAGTTTTAATGTAGATTTACCAGTACGGAAACGAACAGATTCAGTATTTGGTATATTAAACAAGAAGTTTAATTCACCTGATTGATTTGTAGTTAATGTAGTATTAGCTGTTACCGAAACTACAGTTCCTGTTTGATTACTAATAGATCCAGTAAATGTATTACCTGAACTAAATGTTCCGATAACATTAACCAAATCAAGCGCATAAGATGTAGTACCATCATCATTATGTATTAAATACTTACCAACAACTACTGCTGATGCAGAATTGTCTGATTTTGTTATTACGTCACCACGTGTTAAACAAACTTGTACGTCTGTACCGATTCTTCTTTTAATGTCTGTGCTAGATCCACCGACATTAGTTGACGTGTTCCAAAGTTTATGGTTTGCTGCTTTTAGAATTTCAGTAGAACCTGTTGGAGTATATACGAGTTTAGTCGTTGGAGTACAATATGAATTTATATCAACTTCATTAAAATAAGCATAAAAGCGAGTAGATGGCTTTAATTGTTTAGATTGAACTAATACAAAACGTGATCGCACATAAGGAACGATAGAAGTTGATACTGTTCTATCACCAACTGACTCATAATCTGTTTTTGCTACTATAGAAGTTTTAGTACCATTTCTTGACTTAATGCCAGTCTGAGACCATGAATCAGTAGTTCTTTCCATCAAAAAATTATCACTCATGTAGTTATTAGTAGTAACAGTATGTTGAGGAGTTCCAGACCAATCTGTAGTCCATGCACCATAAATTGGCCAACCATTATTTAAATCTATCATATTCTTAAGAGAATTATAATTTCCCTCTACCTGCTGAACAAGATCAGGTACTCTGTTAGTGTCAAACCAATCATCTGATGCAGGAGTTATCTGAACACTTCCTAAGAATGTATAGATGGCAAATGGATTAACATATTCTAATCTAGACGCATATGCCTGTGTGATCAGAGGTGTAGTAGTATAAGGTAAAGTTATAATATCACCAGTTAGCTGGTAATTTGCATTAGTTCTTGCAGAAGTAGTAGAGGCTTGTTCGATTAAATCTACATTATGCATTGTATGGGCTGGACGCAGTAAGTTAGCCCCCATATCAATAGAACAGCTAAGATCAGAAGTTTTCGGATCAGCTACAAGAGCACTGCTGCCAAAGTTATCAACAACAAAACCATTCTTCATTCTATCCATACCATTACTATCTGGAATTTTTAAACTGGATGTTTCTGATTCCAACAAAGATAGTGATGTGTAGTATTCTAAATTATTAATTCTATTTTCTAACTTACCGATGTCACGCATTGTGTAGCGTTTATTATCAACTTTTGAAACACTCACATTAGTTGATGCAGTGCCAAAAGTATATGGTTCTAGAGATAGATTATACAATACCATTCCAAGTGCTGGTGTTACTGGTTCTCCAGGAACAGTAGATGGAACACCTTGTATATCAACTAATTTACCAGTTGGTTCTAAAATAATTTTATCTTTTCTGGCAAGATAGTAACTATAATCTGCTTTGACATATTCACCACGTTTTGGTATAGAAGTCATAGAAGAGCCTGTACTAGTAAAGTTCTTCACTCCACTACCAGTTGTTTTATTAGCAACTCTTGGTCTAAAGTCAATAGAGTCTCTTAGATTAGCAGGAATCTGTTTGTAATCAATACCACTATAAGAGTTAACATCAAAGTAATCACCAGCACCATGTTCAAAGTATTCATATACAACTTGAACTGGATTAGATGGTTGAGTGTAAGATGGTAGTAAATTTAATTTACCATAATCATAATGTGTCAAACGCTGACCATTATCGAAAGAATATCTTTCTGAAATATCTTGAGTATAAGATCCTGGGGTGCTACCAAAGGCAGTTCCTGGAGCCATCTTAATGCTTATGATTCTGAATATATCTGCTTTATCTAGAACGATTGATGCTTGTTGAGCAGCAGTAGCACTAATGAATGTTTCAGTGACTTGTGTTAGTGTTTTAGATTTCTCGAAACCAGATCCAGAACGAATAACTGCAGCAATTACAGTATATGTTCCAGATGTCGGAACAGTAATACTTACGTTAGAAGTACCAGTACCACTAATATTAGACGATGTTATATTAACAACAGATCCATCAGAATCCTTAACTACAAGATAACTATCATTATCTGCTGCAGAAGCAAAATTACCTGATGTATTTAAAGCAAGAGTAGTAGTGGCAGTATTTACACTATTAAACTTAACATAAGCTGTATAGTTTAAATTATTAACTCCACTATTGCCAGATGTTCTCATAGAACGAACAGAACTATATGCAAGTGGGAAAACCAAACTATTTGATATGGCTTCTTGTAGAACAGTTGTTACTAGTTGATATTTTACACCAGTTACTGATGATATTGAGCTATCAACTGTTAAAGAATTTTGAGAAGTAATAGATGCAATTCTTCTATACAGAGAATCATTAATAAGGATGTAATCACCAACTTTTAAATCTGTTAGGAAAGAAGTCCCAACACCAGTTACAGTATTAGTTGCAACTGCAGTAACTGAACCAGTTAAATTAACTAATGCTGGTTGTATGTCGGCTGAGAAAGAAGTCCCAACACCACTACCAACAGTATAGAAAGACTTAGCACTTCTGTTGAAATCGAATCCAGATTTCATCTGGATATCCCATAGACCTAATTTATATTGTGAAGTAGATCCATAAGGAAGAATATTGTGCCACTCAATAAAACGAGCACGTGCAGTTCCGATTAATTGTGCATTAGAAACTGCTGACGCATTACCACGATTAGAAGATCCAGTGATACCGTCATAGATATTAACTAATGTACCAGTATCGATAGTTGGTACATAATTTAAGTTAGTTACAATAACATAATTTCCAACAACTGGTGTTATTACAGAATCGATCGCTTGATCGAAATCTCTAGCCTTTGGTACTGTTATGTATGCAGTAGCAGGATTTTCAAGTTCTGCTCCAGAAACATATGCTCTTCCAGCATCAATACCGATAGCAAGATCACCTTCATTACCAGTTAATTTTATACCACGATTGTATACTGGATTTTCATCATATTGCCAGTTAACACCGCTATTACCTGCACCATCATATGCTGAGCCAGAAGTATGAGTTGGAGGAGTAGTTACTGATGACGCACTATTTTTAGCGGTATATGTATAACCACCATATGTAACAATATCATTAATTAGATATGCGCTATTTTGCGTCCACGCTCCACGATCATTATTACGTGCTTCACGAACATCTACAGACCACCCATTAACAGTGTAGTCACCATTAGTGTCAAATGTTCTTCTTTCCATCTCATTTTGAATCTGAGTGTAAATTATATTATATGCAGTTTCTTTAACAATGGTATTAACAACACCACCAGTTACACGAATCAATTCTACGAAGTTCTGATCATCAGTTGAATCCAACGATCTTTTAGATAATGTTAAATCAATATAGTAACGATGAGCACCTGGAGCAGCAAAGTTATAACTATTCTGCGCATTATCTAAAAGAGTTTCATCATCTTCTGCAGTAGTAATATTTTCTGTTACGTTCAATCCAACACGATATGATGGAGAAGGGTCATATTTGTTAAGTGTAATTGATTGGGTATCGCAAAGAACAAAATGTCCATTAATATAATAGACACCTCTTTCGATTGTAGCTAAAGATCCTTTACCTGTAGCTGAACTTGCCTGTGCTTGGAAATAAAAACCAGTATCAGTATGAAGAACTTCATTGCCAGCAAAAACTTTTTGCGTAGGATCAGTTGCAGAATTTAAATAACGAACATAAAGAGTTGTTGGATCTGTATCTTCTGCTCGCTGAGCCTTAATAACCTGCGCCTTTAATCCACTTGAACCTGTGATAACTAAACCCTGCAAAGAGTCAATAAATGTAGCAACGGCTACACCATTATACAATGCCTGTAGTTTAACATAATCAATACCTTTTGTAGTATTAGTAATAGTTTCAGCAGATACCTGTCCAGGTATAACCATGGCACCTTGTTTGAAAATATTATCGCCATGGCGAGTAATCTGATTCTGAAGGATTGTCTGGAGTTGTGTTAGTTCACGTGCTTGAACAGCAAAAGAAGGGCGAAACAAAATTCGATAGAATTTTTTTTCTTCATCGAAATCATCATTATACGGTTCGGTATTAAAATCTAGCATTCTTTTTCTTCTTTATGTTAATTACTATTATTTATTAGAATTTTATAACAGTTCTCAAAGTAACAGTCTGGTCTGCTGTAGGAGTAAATGCTTGTTTATTATCAATAAACAAGATGTGTCCTGAGTATTTATCTGCCGTTGGATTGGTTACACCAGCTGCAGTAAATGTTTGTGCCACAGAATTTAGAAATACAGACCCAACAGCAGGAACAGCATTATCTATAGATTGGAGTAAACAAGAAGTTGTTGTTAGTGCAACAATTGTAAATCTTGGTCCAGTTAGAGTACCCAGTCTCACTTGCATGTCTTGTGTAAAGTTCGCAGTATTCATAGAAGCGGTTACAACATAGCATGCAGAGGCTAGCGCACTTTTTAGGTTTCCATAAGAACCAAACTGTCTGGGATTTTTAATTATACCAAGTTGTCTGAAATCATTATTAACATCAAATCCTTGGTTTCTATCTTTAGAAATATTAGTGTAAAACATTAATGTATTAGCAAACATACCAGTAATCGGATCTTTACCATGGCCACCATATGGTGCACGCACTGCTCTAGCTGAGGCTCCATATCCAGAACCTGTTATAGAAACATTTGCCCAACGATAACCAGTACCATAATCAACAACAGTTAACTTTTTAACAGCACCATTCACAACAGTAGCTATTGCACTAGCCCCAGTACCATCACCAGTAACAGTAACAGTAGGAGTACCACCGTATCCAAAGCCCCCAGAAATAACTGGGTATGCCATAATACGACCATCAGGTGTCAACAATTCAGTATTTGCTTGAAGTGTATTAATATCACCTGGAGATAGATCTGCAGTTAAAGAAGCAAGAGTACCATTACCAGTAACAGTTAAGTTGGCATATGTATAACCAACACCACCATCGTCAATCTGCACACCATAAATCTGTCCATTGTTTAATATGGGAATTAGTTTGGCTTCAGATTTTATACCTGCAAAATAACCTGTTCCACCAGCCCCACCAGAAATAGGTGAGAATGATATAGATGGTAGTGTAGAATAACCAGCACCATATTTTAGAGTAGCAGTGCCAGTTGCGGGAGACCCAACATATGTTAATGTAGCAGTTCCATTAGCAACTGCTCCAGAAGTATGGGTTGGATTAGTAGATGCATGGGATGTTCCTGCACCAGTCACAGTATATAATCTAGTTGAAAAATATACCTGTTGGCCAACAGTATATACAGTAGAATTTGTAAATAAAGTTCCAAATCTTACAGTTGGAACACTAGTAAAATTTATTCCAGAATTAGTTATGTATACTCTTTGAACAGAAGTGCCGTTCATAATTGATGAGCCAACAAATCCAGAACCACCTCCACCGATTAATGTTACAGCTGGAGCAGATGTATATCCTGCTCCAGCAGTAGCCATAGTAATGTCATAAATACTGCCGTCAAGAGTAACACCAGTTATTACGCCACTAGAAACTATTGGTGTGCCAGTTGCTCTTGAACCGATATATTTTAGTGCTGCAGTTCCATTAGCAACAATTCCAGATTTATGAGTCGGAGCAGGTGTTGCTGTAGTGCCAGTCAGAGTTGCAATATAAATGTTATTGTCATGCTCCACCAACTGTCCAAGCAGAATACCTATATTAGCAACCCAGCTATTTGCTCCATTAAAAGGTGGAGAAATTAAACAAGTTGCACCACCGCTATATCCAGTACCCCCAGCAGTTATATTAACACCAGTTAGTAGTAGAGGGTCTGATGCTCTATATCCATCACCAGCAACAGAAATACTTGCTGTGGTATAATTTTGTCCACCATTCTCAATAACTATGTTTAAGATTTCACCATCAGAATAAAACTGAGATCTTAATGCATTAACAATAGGCATATAGACATCGGTCAAAAATTTATTACGCAGAGCAATCGGAATACTATACAAGTATTTCCACATATATCCATCAGGCATAATAACTGGATCTACAACAGTACCAATTGGTTTGTATGTAGAAATCGCATTATTATTGTTATCGAGACATTTATATACGTTGTATTCATCTGTCATTACATAACAATTAGTATCTTCTAATTTTTGAGTTCCAGAAGGTGCTTTAGTAATAACACCGAGTGCTGCAGCACCTTCTCCACCACCACCTAAAATATTAATTGTAGGAGCAGTAATATAACCTCTTCCACGAGAAGTTAAAGTTATTGATGTAACGAATCCATCTGTTAGTTGTGCTGTTGCAGCAGCACCAGTACCACCACCACCAGTAATAGTTACACTTGGTGTATCTGAATAACCATATCCACCAGAGATTAAATTAATACCCTGTAGTTCATCACTATATTGATCATCATACATATCATAGATTGTACCAGAAATCCAGTCTCTACGTAGAATGACGAAAGCCACGTCTGTGGACTTTATCTCCTTCATTGTAATTATTTCATTACGTGTTTGTAACTCATAGTCAAAACTATCAATAGGCAGTGGAGGTGTGTCCGTATCTGCCCAACTGAGAGATTTTCCTAAGAAATAATAGTATCGTGATGTACGATTCTGAATTTCATTATACAACCCTTCTGCAATCGAATTGTGTAATGGTGATTTCAGTAGTGATGCCATTTAAATTTTTCCTAGTTTAGGATACAGTAACTTTCCATGTGATGGCGATCGAGTCACCAGCAGCTTTACTAACAACTGGAAAGGTTGTACGACACATCATAGTGCCAGCAGCTGCACCAGCTGAAGATGGATTAAAAATTCCCGCTTCAGTGATAGATCCAGTACCAGTACCAGCTGGGAATGTAGCAGTCGCAGTAACTTCATTACCAGAAGCACCACCTGCAGAGAAAGAAGAAGTTGCAACACGCCCAGCCTCAGATGACAAAGCAGTCTGAGTAGCAGCTGGGGTTGTGGTTCCAACACCAATAGCCATCGTGTTCATAATCTGGGTAGAACCAGAAGTCATACGTTGTGCAATATACGCTTTACCAACAGTCATAACGAGATTCTTTACACTACGTGTTTCTTTAATCTTGCCTTGTTTATCGGTAACAACAATTTCTACATGTCCTGTTGCTTTTATATCATGTTCGTTTAAATTCATAAGAATCTCCTATTGAGTGATTTGTTATACACCAGCCCCAGTAAAGGTCTGATATCCGTATCCTTGCCCCGCAACATATACAACTCCAACGTATAAACCATCATCGTGCAAGAAATAATCTCCTGCAGCATATGGGTTAAGATCTAAAACACCACTCTCACCACCAGTGGGTAAAGTAATACTGTTATCGCCAGCATATGTAGAAGTACCAACAATGTAGTACTGACTATTTAGGGTAGACGTTAAAGAGAATGCAGGGTTTGTTCTATTTAGGTCAGATGCGCTTGAGGCATCTGTGTCAACCATAGTGGCAGTTTCAGTATCTGTAGATGAACCATCAAGTAAATAATGTCCAGCACTTAGTAACTTGTCACTATCAATTGCTGAAACACCGAGTCTAGTACCTAGAGCACCACCATAATTATCTTCTGTCATGACAGTTGTATTACTATCTAATACATTATCATAGTTAAATGTGTTGTTATAAAGTAACTTAGAAACATCTAAAATTGGCAGAGTTCTACCTAGATCTGCAGTATAACCTGTTTCAGTCATTGTAACAGATTCATCGTCTGTCGTAGTTCCATCATTAATAAAGTGTCCAAGACTTAAACTCTTAGAGAAGTCAAATATATTGGCACCCAAACGAGTGCTAGCATCAGCATAAGTTGAAGTGAGTTCGCCTGGAGTTACATCCTGAGATTCTGTTACTAGACCATAATTTAATGTAGTACTATCAATAGGTTTCGATACCGCAAGATAAGGAAGTGTTCTTGTTAGATCACTTGCATATCCAACTTCTGTTATAGTTACAGATTGCCCATCAGCATAATTATCATAATTTAATGTAGTATCATCAATTGGTTTTGATAAATCTAAGTATGGGACAGTTCTAGTGAATAATGTTCCAGTAGTATCGCCAAGCATGAACGAATCGTTCACAGTTACGTTTAGAATCTTTAACATAGACTCTAATGTAACACCGATATCAAAGTCATTTCGGATATCATATTCACCAAAAATTGCCATACCAGCAGGGTGAATTAAATTCTTAACAGCGGTCTTATAACTATCTAATGCTTCATCAATTTTAATGACATAAGAGTATGATTGGTAGTAACGACTATCTTGGATGTAAATAGCATCATCTAAGAATCCATCATTATTAATGTAATAACCTGGATATTTTGCAAGTGGTCCAAGAGTTACTTTAAGAATAGCTGGTTCAGTTGTAGATGCCTGAGAATCTACAGAACTAATACCAAATTCACGAACAACAAGACCAGCATAAGTTCCATCTATTGCTGGTCCAGTTGCATAGTTGGAATCTGCTGGTACCTGTTGGTTATAGTCTGCTACACTGAATGTTCCACTCTCAGCAAAACCATCCATACCTTCTGATATGGTTAATGTACTTAATGTATTAACCCCACCAACTATAGAATCTACACGCTGAATAATTGTTCCTGCAGTACCAGCTACATCTTGACCACTGGAAGAAGAAATTGTAGTTGTAAAGTCAGTGGTATATCCAACGCCATATTTAATAAAAACAGCAGATGCCATACCACCTGTTGCTGTTACACCTGAAACTTTTAATATAGATCCATATCCATCAAAGTTTTTAACATTATATAAATCACCTACTTTAAATCCAGTTCCAGGTTGTTGGATTATAAGACTAGCTGTTGTAGTTAAGATCGTACCATTAAAGAAAATGCCATTAGCATCATCTCGATAACGTAATCTATCACCGACAGAAATATTACCGAAGAAACGACGATCTATGATAAACTCATAAACATCATCAGAGATTCGAATTGCACGATCTACTTCTACTTCAACATACTGACGACGATCAACTAGAACACGAATAATTTTAGTAGTTGTTACAACATCAACAAGTTTACCGACGATATCGTTTGGATTTCCTTGAATGATTTTAACGAATACTGATACGTCTTGATTCCATTTACCATCTGATGCACGAAGCATCTGTTTCGATGGGTAGTCTAATGTAACTTCTTTATTAAAAAGAATTCTGAATAAAAGTTTAAATGAGTTTTCAGAACCTTTTGCACGATAATGATCTTTAATATGTTGTAATAAAAATCTCTCATTTATAGTAGAATATGGAAGTTTAGCAGCCAACTCATTTTTAAAATAACTAACAAAACTTTCTAATGTGTTATCTAAATCACGAGTCGTGTTTAAATTTACCTGAGTCGTTTCAAGAAATTCATAGTATGCCTGTAGAAATTGTACGAATGTATCGTACTCTTCCCTTACGAATTCTGGTAGCTGGGATTTGACCAGCGACTTTAACTGCGGTTTTGTGATTGCCATTTTATTAACTAATTATGATCTACTTGAAGCGAATGTATAGTTATAACCACCACGTAAATCTCCAGAAGCAGTTTTATCCGCAATTGCTGTTATGTATAAGTGGTCAGTTGCAATTTCAGCAATTTGTGTAAGTGCTGAAACTACGTCATTGGATAGTGGACGAATTGAAATTTCTAAATCAATATCTGCTAATGCAACAATATTTAGATTGCGTATATCAACATATCCTTTGGCATAATCGATAGTTCCCAATTGATTGTCTACAATAATTTTAATACCATTATCGCCATATCTCCAAAGACGAACATATTTAACACCATCATCGTCAAGATAGTGAATCTGATCTGAACCAGAAATGTAAAAACCAGTGCTACTAAAAGCATTTTCTGGAAGACCAGTACTCAAAATAGGGTTAATCATATTAAGAATATACTGAGCACGTACATTATATCTTGGAGTCAGTTGTCTACGAAGAAGAACAGTTGTAATATTATTTACAATAGATGGATCTGTTTCATCTATAAGTTTACTCAATTTAGAGAATCTAAAAACACCATCGAAAGTTTGAAGGTCTGTATTATTATATTCCATTACTGCTGTTCTAACTCGACTAGCAATCTCATCTGATGTTTTTGTTGTTGTTTGTTCGTTATAGTAAACAGTTATATGTAAAGCAATATTAATATATTCTGGATCTACAATTTCTGGTATAACTGAAACAACACCACGTTTTCCTAAAACTGTACTAATAATATTAGCCTTTTGGATTGATGTTAACTTACTAGCATTTCTAGGTTTAACACAAATGTATGTTTTACCATATACTGGAGGATCATTATCCTCACCACCCCAAACTGTTACTGATTGTGCTTCTGGAACCGCAGAATAAATTAATGCTTTGTAATCATCTGGAGTCACTGCACGATTTTGCGCTGCATATGATCTTGGTGCATTGAAACGAATACTTTCTGTGTCTTCACGATCAGCACCATTATTGGCAGGATCGTTTGTTGTAATAGCAACAGTAGCACCAGAAATTAAAGTTGATCCATTATATGTAAATGAACGTGCGCCATTTGGTGCTTCTAAACTAGATACAAAATAATCTAAGTGAACTACGTTACCAGCTTCTAGTGCTTTACCGAGATTATCATCCCCGAATGATAGTTCATATAAACCATCATCGATTTCCTTTGTCCAATATGCAAGAGTACTATTATCAATATCTACAAGTTCTCCTGCTTTATACCATGTCTCATAGACGTTGGACGAAGAGTTTTCTTGTACTCTAACCTTTAATGTGGCAAGATCAATACCAAGGTTTGGTATAACATAACGTGTTCCTGCAGAAACATTATATTGATAAGAAAGAGGAGTACCTTCAATGATAGAAACATCAGCAAATGTGTATGAATTGGCCACTCTATTTACAGTTATAGTTCCCTGTGTATAGAAGGTATATGTCTTTCCATTTATACTGCTTGTGAATGGGCTATATGAAGGTAACGATAAATTTCCTGGAGAGGAAGTTCCACCAGAAACTACTATATTAACTGTTGCTCGAGAACATGTTGCTGATCTTGGAGAATAACCAAGCATCTTAGAAATAGAAACTACACTGTTACGTTTTCTAGCAGAATCAAGAAACATCTCATTAATAGACATGTTATTGTATAAAGCATTGTAATGAGTATTATACGCCAGAACGTCTAATAAAACAGACATAGCGGAACCTTCAAAATCGTAATCTTGAAATTCTGTCTGCCCTTTTAAAAAATTCTTTAAGTTTCCTTTGATACCATCAAAGTCTAACTCTGTTACGGTTATTCTTTTATTTGCCATTTTATCGTGTTCTCTCTAGCGTTAGGTCAAGAGTTAGTGGTCTTGTTGTATTGATAACTTGAAATTCTATAGAAACTCCAACTGAATAAGAATCTTCATCTACGCTAACTATTACATTAATTAGCTCTACTCTTGGCTCGAAGTTATTAATAGTATTAATAATAGCCTGTTTTAGGGAAGCTGCAAGTAGAGGAGTTGCTGGCTCGAATAATAAACGTCTAATTGGACTACCGATTTCGCTATGAAATGGTCTTTCATAGTTATTGGTTAGGATAAGATTTTTTAGCGCAGTCTTTATGGCATTGTCGCCATATCGACGTGTCAAATCCTTAGTCACTGGGTGAGCCGTGAAATTGAAGTCTAGATCAGAGAAGATTCTTGTATTTCTTGCCATATTCTTATTTAGGTTACTCTACGTTCGTTTTTGCAGATCCATCTTTTACTTTATCACCACAAGAAATTGAATCCCCAATTCTTGCTGCAGCCTTACCTTCAAAGAATGTTTTAGATGCACCAGAATTTATATTTCTAGCAGTAATAGGATGTATACTACTTCCCACCTGCTGTTGTGTGAATTTAGAACCAACTAGTCCTATAGCACCCTCTGCTACAAAACTTTTAGTACATACTTCACTAGTCAATGCATTTGCAGGTAAACCACAAGATGCATCTGACATAGCTCCCTTATACGTTACCTTAGCCATTATGCTTTATTCTTTGGAGGTATTGGATTAATTAAGACGAATCCCTCAGGTATCCCTTTAGCATTTCTCTTATAAGTTGCGTCATTTACCATAGTGAATGCCATCTTACGATTACCGCCTGCTGGTGATCCTGGAGCCTTATAACTTGAATGGATCCATACTGAAGTGGGATTTCTATATTCTAAAATCATCTGATCATATGTGACAATTGGTTCCATCTTTTGGACAAGATCATATGTTTTATTACTCACATCTGCACCCAGTAAACAAACATCAAAACAATGTCCCTTACAATGATCCGATGTTGCGCTCTCATAACTAACAACACCCTTTAATCTATAACCAGAAGAAATAGTCCACTGTTTCTTGTATCCACTTATACCATTCGGAAGAACAGCTAGATAATTTTCAAGTAGATTCTGGGCACTCATCGCTAAATTACAAACAATTTCTTGAACAGTATATAATCTTAATGGTGTATTAGCTGTTGGTTGGAGCATTTGATCAACAAGTTTATGTTTTCCATTAACACCACCATCCATTAACATACCCAACGTGAAATTCTTGGATATCGTATAATCATTAGTGAAATTTTTAGTAGTATAGATTATCTTACAATCAGCAGCAACTGGTTTAGATTGTGCTCCACCAGTCGGGGTTGGTGCTTCTTCTGTTGCTGCAGGTGCTGGTGCATTAGGCTCACCTTTTTGTGTTTGTATTTGTGATTGCTTACGACCTTCTGGTGTATTATAATCTTCTGGGGTTTCTACTGCAGCCTGTTGTTCAAGTTCTCTTTCTGGAGGAATTAAATAAGGAATAGTTGGATTTAAAGGTTGTCCTACTGGTGGCGGTGTACCTGCTACAGTAGAAGGTGCAGTCGCACTAACACCAAAGTTACCTCGACTGTAATTAACATTCATAACACCAGAAGAATTAATATCAACAGTGCCACTAGAACCGATCTTCATCGCACTATCAGCTAACTGATTAATATTTGCAGCTTGAACATTAAAATCACCAACTGCCTTGATATTAAAATGACCCCCAACTGCAATATCTACATCATTAGCAACTGCAAGTGATACATTATTTCCAACTCGAACATTTGCATTAGAAGAGACTTCAATGTTTGCATCTGATCTACAGAATATGTTTGCATTTCCATCAGCAGTTAGATTGTATTCACCAGCCACATGTATAGAACCATTTCTTTCCATTATTGTGAAATTATCACCAATAATGTAATTTACCTGAGTTCCATTTGGATCAATCTCAGTGAATGTACCAGAGCGATGATACGTATGTATTCTCTCATGGCCAGGACTATCATCAAATTCTTGAATGTGACCAGACTCAGTTTCCATAACTTTATTGAAAGGATATTTTGAACCAAAGCCATTATTTGGTTGATCCCATGATCCTTGATCTACTGCTTTGGGCACACCCTTTTTTATATTAGAATCTTTTTTCTCTATAACAGTTCCTGTAACTATACCACGTGCCAGACGATTTGTGTCTGGTTCGTTAAGATATGATTTTAAAGGATACTTATTATTTGGATCTCTAAATCCAGTATTATCTGAACCTCGTTTTTTAGATTCTGCTGATGGTCCAGGAGTTGGAGAAGATCCATCTTTTGGTGGTTCTGCTGCCTTTGTTCCTGCGTCTTTTTCTACTACACCACCAGCCACTTCTCCATAAAAATATTCATAATATGATAATTTACGTGCAGCAATATCTGGTGAGTTAACACCAACTGCTTTTTTAGCAGCATAAAAATATCCAGGATGATCTGTTGTTTTTGCAGAAGATGGTACTCTGTCTTTAATATAGAGAGCAGCAACTAAAGCAGATGTATTAATATCAGTATCAAGTGAATCAGGATTATTAATAAGATCTAAATTTAGACCCATCTTGTTTGACATGTCCTGATACTTTTTATAGTTTGCTTTACCAGTCAACTGAATAAATCCACGACCGAAATACTTACCACCATCTTCATCTGTTTGATTACCAAGAAAGTTTTTACCACGTGTAGTTGGTCCATAAACCCAAGAGAAAAATTGTGCTCTAGTCATTCCCTTTTTTGATGCCTGTGAATATTGCTCAGCAGTAGCATCAGTCGCAAAGGAAAATATCTGTTTCAGACGATCTTTACTGTAATTATAACTTTCTAATTGTGGGATCCAACCAGACTCACCACCAGCAATACCAAGTAGCGCACATTTTTGTTCTCTGGTAGTTAATCCAACTTTATCGCAAGCAGCAATAAGTGCTTTAATACCTTCCTCCGCTTTAGCTGGATTTAGAGATGCACCTTTTGGTGGTTTTGTTGGTATTGCAAGATTAGTTTTTGTTGGTTGGACTGGAGACTCCCCAACTGTGATTGGTGTTCCATCCCCAGAGGTAACTGGTTTTCCTGAACTATCTGTCAAATAATTTTGTGCTTTACTTGCATTAACTTCTGCAAGATTAGTGGGTGCATCTTTAAATGTTATGATATTTTCGCCATAACCCGCAACTTCATTATTGATAGTTATCTGAGTGCCACTATCTACACTAACAATGAATGTATCTTCAGGCAACTGAAAGCCAATAACTTTCATATTGGCTTTCAAATCTTTAGTTAGATCAGTTCTTCCTGTCGCTTTGTCTACAAATGTTAATTTCTTACCATTAACTGGACCAACAATAGTTCTCAACTCTATTTTAGAAACTTCTGAACTATCTTCTACGGGACTAGAATTATCATCATCATCAATAGCAGTTGGTGCTTGTGGTATACCACCAATAGTACCAAGTATAATTGGCTGTTGTTGATCTTCATCAGCAAACATAATAATAACAGTAGTGCCTTCAACTGGACCAACTGGAGTATAACCAATACCATTCATTGCAGCAGAACCAATTTGTTGTACTGGAAGTGCCCATGGTAATTCATTAGTTGGTAATTGAGTTTTATCATGGGTATGTAACCCCACAATACGAACCTGACAACGACCAAGTTGAAGTGGATCTGATCTGTTTTCTACAATACCTGAATAAAACATTATTTTTTCGCCTTATCTACACTCATTAACAAACTATCTTTAATCAATTCCATATGACACTCATGCATTTCTTTATCTACATTATGATTAATAGCAGAAATTATATAAAAACCTGAAAACATTTTATCTTCGATATCTCTATCAGTGCTTCTTAATGGTTCTACTTTATTCAATCTAACTTCTACTTTTTGACCGACTGTATAATCTAATCGTCCAGGAACAGAAATATGAATCTTATTCGCCTCTGCTGCTTTCAATAAAGAAATTCTTTGCTGTATTGATTTAAACCCACTAAGATCTCCCGCACCACTAAACCCATCGGTATATCTTGGTACAATCATCATGGAAGAATTTGTTCTAAAAATAGAATTTAAAGAAGCCACGTTGTATTTGTTGAGATGTTTAGAGGTATCAAATTTATCAAAAATATTATATGTCTTAACTCTATAAGACTTTTTAGTTAGGTCGTATGAAGTTGCTTTAGAAGCAAACATACCACTTCTTATTCTATCAATATAATCAAACCCTATTGGTATACTTATTAGGTTTATTCGTTTGAAATCTTCGGTAACATTTCTAGCATCTTCTCCATTGGGCTTTTTATCACGTGTATATCTGTCATAAGTAAACTTCTGCACCGATTGAGATTCATACATAGATTCTAAACTAGTGAAATAAAATCCATCTCTATTTTCGAAGAATAAAAAACTTGGAGAGTTATTGTTATTTTCAGCAAACTGTGCAGCATAATTGATGGACTTAATAGGAGACCAAAAATTAGATATGAATTTAACTGAACGAGATGATTCTTCTGATATAAATCTTTTAGTAGATTGAAGACCATCAGTTTTATTTGTTAGTATATCTGCAATAACATCATTAACTTTACCAGTATAAACTCTGCTAATCTTTTTATTTAAATCAACAATGGCTTCCATTGATATAAAATGTAACTGATATGTAACAGACTTATCTCCAAGCAATTCTCTATCAGTTAATTTGTAAATATAAAATGTACCTTTAATATTACCCTTGGATAAAGTTGGAGTACTAATATCAATTTCTACTTGTTCCTCACCAGTGAATGGTAATAAATTAACATAATCTAATGATTCTTTAAGTACAAGAGAGCCTGTGATAAATGGAGAAAATAAGTCTTCGAATATTTGGATGTTAATAACCTGCGCAGTGATATTCTGAGAGTTACCAGATCTGGTAACAATCTTAATAGAATTTACGCTTACATCACCAGCGAATCTTATTGTTTTGGCTGTCATTTAAATCAAATCTTTGTAATTCGCCAGAATAGTGCTAATTAAAGAAGGAGAGATTATTTTTATTCTTCTCTTTCTTTCATTTATTCGTTCTTCATATTCTCTATTAGATACTGAAACACCACCCATAACTACATGTCCATTCGCATCTTCATAATGACGAATGCTATTTGCAGTGGCTCCATATTTTGAATCTACATATTCTTGAAGAGCACTATACGTCAGTGGCCAGTCAGCCAAATAATCATAACGATTATTTGCTAACATTATAACCCAATGGTATTCTGGACTACCGTATATTTTCTCAGCAAGAATTTCTGGAGTATCTCCATCTTTAATATCATATGAGTCATATGTGGTTACATTAGATAGAATTTCTTTTCTAAAACGAATATTTGTAGTAATATCCGTCATAGCAATAAGTTTATGAAATTTTCTAGTAATACCATATGGATTAGAAATTGTTACATCTGGTATAGTTGTATATCCAGTTCCTGGATTTGTTACAACTATAGATGATACTTGACCACCAATAACTACTACTCTACCAGTTGCAGAAACACCAGATTCACCATTGTCAGGTGGTCCAAATATACAAGTTGCCGAATTATATCCAGAACCCACGTTTGTTACAGTAACCGCATTAACACCACCACCAGCTAAATCACAGACTGCGTATGCCTGAGTACCACTACCAGACTTTGCTTCTATGTCAAAATCATATAATATTTTTTGAAAATTTTCGAAGTACATTATAGACCTGCCTTAATCTTATCTTTTGTCAACAGAGCCAATTCTCTAAATGCTAAAGTAACATTAATTTGTGTTGGCATACCATCAGCAAATGTAGTAAATTGTCCATTGGGAGTATAATCAATATCTAAATCTGTAAGAACGCATGATGTATGACGATGCAGATTTAAATTCTCTTCTCCACCTTGATAGTAAAAAATATCAAATTCAGAAGGATATAGATAAACAAAGTTGTTATCATCTTTAAATTCTGGATGCATATGAAACTTGAATTCCTCAATGATCCTTAGTACATTCTGTGCTTCGCTATAATCTCTTGGAAAGAATTGATATTCAAAAGAGAACGATCTAAAATCAACACCCTTAAATACTTGTTCTTTCTTAGGATTTGCTGCCATACCAAGCATCTGTGAATTTGCTTCGGCATTTGGTCCTTTTGATAATGCTAGGTTTGTGATAACTGCCTGAGCCACACCAGTAACATTACTTTCCTTACTAGATTTCCCTAGAGCATTCATAATAGCATCGGCAGTTTCTCCACCAAGTGCCTTTACCATACCAAGACCAGCAGTGTCAGTAGAGTCATATGTAACTCCATACTTTATACCTAACTTATTTGGTATATGTAAAGCGATAGCAGTCTTTAATCTTTTCTGAGATCTTAATTGATCAGTAGTCATCGTAGATGCTACTGCGATACCAACAGTTCCAATATTCGCTACAGCTGCACCTTTAGCTGCATTACCAACCCCCTCAGCAGCACTTTTAGCTGGACCAAATCCAATAGTTCCACCTGCAATACCAGTGATAGTATTAACCCCAGCATTCGCCCCGATAAGACTCTTTTGATCCCAATTCATGGCACGATTATCTCCAACATCTCTAGTTGGGAAATCATCTACCGTATCTGCTTTGTATTTTGATATTAACTTCGAATCTTCTGCTACGTTAATATAAAAAATAACATAGTTACCACCATACCTAAAATCAGTAGTTAAATCATCAGGATACTGATAGTTACCGATGTCATACTTACCACTGTCTTTACCAAATTGTTCAAATTTGGTTGCTTGTTTCTCTGGATAAGTTTCTCTTTTAGAAACAGGTGCAGCACGTGTTTGCGCTACAACCTCTGCCTGATTATCAGGTGTTTCTACTGGCTGATCTTCTGGTTCGCCATCGTCGTTATATTGTAGTGCCATTTGGTTTCTCTAAATAAAGGGGATGTTATTTATTTCTAATTAGTTATTTATGTTCCATAAAAGATCGTTCAAGCCAGTTTTTGCAGAAAAATATGCAGGGGATCCTACAAATATAATTATGAGATCTAGCTGGGAAACACGCTTTGCCATGTGGTGCGATAAGAACCCTAGTGTTATTAAATGGAGTTCAGAAGAAACTGTTGTTCCATATCGTTGTCCAACAGATAACCTGATCCATCGTTACTTTGTAGATTTTAAAATACAGGTTAATTCTAATGATGGTAAGTTAAAAACATACTTAATTGAAGTTAAGCCAGAGAAACAAACCAATCCTCCACAATATCCTGGAAAACAAACCCAGCGTTATCTACAAGAATCGTTTATGTATATAAAAAATCAAGCAAAATGGGCTGCTGCAAGAGCATACGCTAAAGATCGTGGATGGGAATTTAAAATAATAACAGAACACGAACTTGGTTTGAAGTAACCTAAATAACATTATGGCTAAAAAACCAATGCAAGACGTATTTGAACGTAATCAGTACGATCTATTAACATCAGTTAAACGATCTACTAGTTGGTTCAACAAACAGGTGAGTTCTCTCGCCCAGCAAAACATCACTCCAAATCAAGTGATAAAGGGTGATCCTTCACAGAATACAACTACTATACAACCTGGAAGTTTGTATATGTATGCTTATGATCCAAAAACAAAAGAGGATCTACCTTACTATGATAGATTCCCTTTAGTATTTCCATTTAGAAAAACTGCAGATGGATTCTATGGTCTTAATATGCACTATCTTCCATACGACCTTCGAATCTATTTATTAGACGCTCTGCTAACCTTTAAGAATAATAGTCGTTGGGATGAAACTACAAAGTTGAAATATTCATGGGCTCTTATAGATGGAGTTTCGAAATACAAAGCAGCCCAACCATGTGTTAAACAATATTTGAATGGTCATGTAAGAAGCCAATTTAGAAGAGTTAGTTCTGCTGACTGGGCGACTGCTATGTTGCTTCCTGTAGAACGATTTGTTGGCGCATCTAAACAACAAGTCTGGTCTGACTCCAGAAAGAAAATAAGAAAACTATAATGGCTGATCTAAACGAATTCGTTGCTCAAATAAAAAGAGGTGGATTATCTAGAACTAATAGATTCCATGTTATGTTCCAACCACCTTTTCTGGATCCAGAAGTGATAGGATTAGTTGGATTGTTGTGCGACCAAGTACAACTTCCAGGTACTAATTATTCAACAACGCAGAATAGATCATTCGGTGAGTTTAGAGAAACACCGTATGAAAGACTGTACGAACCAATATCAATGTCATTTTATGTAGACAGAGCAATGGCAGTTAAAGAACTGTTTGATACATGGACAATCTCTATTCAAAATCCAGATACTCGTCTGTTCAGCTACTACAAAGAATACATTACAGACATTACAGTATTTGTGGAAGATCTAGAAAATAATGTTAGATATAAAGTCACTATGTTTGAAGCATATCCAAAAAGTGTGGGTGCCATACAATTAGATACAACTTCAAAAGATGTCATGAAGATGTCAGTGAACTTTGTCTACAAATATTATATTACGGAAAGAGTTGCAGATGGATTTAAATTATCTGATGAACATATATCCCAGACTTATGGGGTAATTCCAGATTCAGCGAGCAGATATAGTCCAGACTTCACAACAACTGTTGATTCAATTAGTCCAAAACAACAAAATACATTAGTGGACAAATTGAAGAATTTTGCTATAGGGGCGATTGGCGCAAAATTAGTTACAAAAATACCAAGTCTTTTAAGAAGACGATAAGGAGATAAAGATGGCTGAAGAAATTACAGAAGTTAAAGAAGTTAAAAAAGATGAAGACTGGATGCAGAAAAAGTGGCGTCCAGCTATGGGATGGATGTATATGATCGTGTGTTTCTTTGATATGGTTATCTTTCCAGTTTTATGGGCACTGATTCAAACTATCCAGCATCAACAATTGGTTCAATGGAATCCACTAACACTTCAAGGTGCTGGTTTATTCCATATCGCAATGGGTGCAGTATTAGGTATCGCAGCATTCGGAAGAACTCAAGAAAAACTTGCAGGAAGCGCAACAAATGCCCCAACTACCACACCAACAGCGTCAACCTTCCCAGTTGGCATGCCAACAACATCTAGCGTACCTGCGCCAGCATTCCCTGCTCCAAAACCATTCACTCCAGCAACAGCAGGGATTGATACGTTTGGTGCAGGATTTCCAGGCGATCCACCAACAAGAAACACTAGAAACGACTAATAAATATGAAAATTGATGATTCTTTGTCACAAGTCTTTGATATTCCTTCGATACCAAAGAATGAAATGATTGTTGCGGAAACAGGAGAAATAGTAACTCCATCAAATGAAAGAATTGAATCTGACTATGAAACAGCCAGAGATAATCTTCGTGAGTTACTTACTACAGGACAAAATGCTTTAATGCATGCATTGGAAGTAGCAAAATCTAGTGAACACCCACGTGCTTTTGAAGTCGTGGGTAATTTAATGAAACAATTAGCTGATGTTAACCAACAACTTATGGATATACATCAGCAAAAAGCCAAACTTGATGCACCTTCTAAATCAGAAACGAGTAAGAAGGTGACAAACAATGCTATCTTTGTAGGTAGCACAAGTGAGTTGAATAAGTTAATTAAGAATATGTCTAAAGGAGAATAATATGTCTTTACCAATGATGAGTACACCAACATATAATATGGTGGTTCCCTCAACTAATGAATCGATTAAATACCGCCCCTTTCTTATTAAAGAAGAAAAGGCTCTACTGATTGCCCAGCAAAGTGAAGATTTAGCTGTGATGGTAGATAGTCTGAAGGGTGTTATTGGATCTTGTGTGCTTGATAAGATTGATATCAATAAACTAGCAACATTTGATCTTGAGTATATGTTTACTCAGATTCGTGCTAAGTCTGTTGGAGAAATTATTGAAATTTTAGTCCCCTGTGATGTAGATCATGGCGAAGAAAACGACAAAGCCAAAGTTAAGATCAGTATTGATTTGACGAAACTAACAGTAGAAAAAGATCTAGACCACAATAAGAAAATTGAGTTATTTGGAGATGTTGGTGTTGTGATGAAATATCCAACAGTAGAAATGTCTAAGAAATTAGAAACTGCAGACACTGAAAATATCGATAATATCTTTAAGATTATCGCAAATTCAATAGATTATATCTATCAAGGCGATGAAATTTTTCATGGTCATGAACAAACAGAAAAAGAACTTTTAGCATTCGTTGAGAATTTAACTTCAGAACAGTTTCTGAAAGTACAAAAATTCTTTACTACAATGCCCAAGATTAAAAAAGATATTGAGTACACATGTCCTATTTGTAGTAAAGAACATAAGAAGACATTGGAGGGACTCCAAAGTTTTTTTTAATAAACCTTTGTCATGAGACATTGCACAATTATTATAAAATGAATTTTGCTTTAATGCAGTACCACAAGTACTCGCTTACGGAAATTGAGGAAATGATACCGTTTGAACGAGAAATATATGTGCATATGTTGATTCAGTATTTAGAAGAAGAAAAACGTAGATTAGAATCACAAAAGAGAGTAAGATAAAATGGCAAAGAGAACCAGCAACAGTTCGGTAAATTCTAGTATTAGACAACAGACAAGTACTACTACTGAGGGATTCTCACAAATTTTAGCAGTTCAATCTGCTACATTAGGTGAGCTGACTTCCATTAAACAACTAATGGAATTATCGAATAAGGTTCAATCTGCCACTGCTGCTAAACTTGGTGGAGGGCAGGCAAGTGATACTGCTATCCTCGCTAAAATTAGAGATACTCTATCTGATCAATTAAAAACTACGAAACGAATGGGGAAGTCTGACGAAGATTTCCAAAAGGAATGGGACAAAGAAGCCAAAGCAATATCTGAAATTGCTAAAGGTATGACAACCTTCAAAACACTTGGTGAAAAGATTCAAGATAAAAAAGACAACCTAAAACAATCTCTGTCTGTTAGTAATGTGAAACAGAAGGTAATGGGTGCGCTTAACATCGGTGGTGTATTCAACAAGAGTATGGAGAGAGAAAAGTTTATCGAAAAACAAAGAGCACTCGGTAATCCAGGAACACGTGAGCAGTTAAAGAAAGATTTTGAAGGTGCTCATAATGCTTCCAAAGAAATAAAGAAAAATGAAGCTGCTATAGAAAAGTTTAAATCAATTACTGGTCATAGTGATGATGAGATGGGTAAATCTAAAGCAGGTCGTGCTTTATTGGATAAACGACAAGCCCATGCAGATGAATATGCAAAGTACGATTATAGTACTGATGTGAAAAGTCCAACTCCAGTAAACAGAGCGATACTTAGTAATCTTGGGGATTCTTCTGCTGGACTAAAACCACCAACTGCTACTGCAGCTGCAGCAGATAAAGGTAAGACTGAAGAAACAGAATTAGAAAATAACCGAATGATGGGTTCTCAAACTGATCTTCTCGAAAAGATTGAAGAGAATACCAGAGGTGATGCTGCATCACAAAAAGCAAAGGTAGCATCTGGAGGAGAAGGTGGGGGTGGTGGTATAATGGCTGGTATCGGTGCTGGACTTAAAGCACTTGGTGGTGGCATCGCTGGACTAGGTAAGGGTATTGGCTCAGGCATACAAGGTTTACTAACTGGTATCGCTAGAGGTATTGGCTCATTTGGTAATGCAAAAGTTCTTAAAGGTGCAGCAACTATGGTAGTGCTTGCTGGTGCTTTATACGTAACTGGAAAGGCACTTCAAGGGTTCAATGAAGTTGAATGGGAAAGTGTTGCTAAAGGAGGTCTTGCTTTATTAGGTCTCGCTGGTATTGCTATGTTACTTGGAAAATCTTCTGTTTCAATGCTAATCGGTAGTGCTGCATTAGTTATACTTGCTGGTGCTTTATGGATTACTGGTGATGCCATGGAGAAATTCCAAGGATTAGATTGGGAAACAATCGGTAAAGGATTGGCAGCAGTAGCAGGACTCGGTGTTATCGGTGCAATTGCTGGTACAGCAGCACCATTAATTATTGCTGGCGCAGTGGCATTAGGATTAATGGGTGGTGCACTATGGATTATCGGTGAAGCCATGCAGGCAGTCGGAAAGGGTTTTTCTGACATGACAGATGGTCTTGAACGAGTAGGAAAGATGGATGGTAGTAATCTACTCGATGTTGCCAAAGGTGTTGGTGCATTGGGTCTTGCCATGGCAGCATTCGGTGCTGGTCAGGCAGTTGCTGGTATCGGAAACTTAGTTGGTAGACTATTGACTATTGGTACTGATAGTCCTGTTGAACAATTGATTAAAATTGGTCAAAATGGTGAAGGTGTAATGAAAGCAGCAATGGGACTCGATAAGTTGAGTGGTGCTATGGTAGCATTCGGTAAAATTCCAAAGGGTGGAATGGATGCTGTCAACGACTTCCCATGGCTAAAAGCAACAGCATTCGTTGCAGCTGGTGGTGCCATGCAAGTAGATGGTACTAAAGTGGCCAATGCTTCTAAAATGAATGCAGATACTTCTGCAGAAGTTAAAGGACAAAATGCTAAGGGTGGTGGCACTGTCGCAGTAAATGCACCAGTAACAAACAACTCTAATGTAACACAAGTAACAAGACCAGCGATAAGAAATCCTGAGTCGTCAGCAAGTAGTTGGTTACGATCTAAATTCGCATAATAAAAAAGGGGACTTTCGTCCCCTTTCTTTTTGGTAAAAACTAATTAGTCTTCTTTAGCGATCTTCTGAAAATAAGACATAACATCTTCATCGTCATCCATCGACTTTGACACAGGTGCTGGTTTAGAAGCCATCTTTGGTGCAGATGCAACAGGACGATCTTCTTCTTCAGCCATTTGTGCAGCAGACTTACCAGCAAAAGAATCACCAGAAAGAACTGCATCTAGTTTCTTCTTCAACTCATCATAAGACTTGAAGTTGCTACGATCAGTAAACTCAGACAACTTGTACTGAGCATTAACGATACGAACCAAGTCTTCATCAGAAGCAGCAGGTGCTGGATCTGCAAAAGAAGATTCATCATAGTTTGCGTAGCCATCTTTCTTACGCATACGCAATTTGAAGTTAGAACCTTCCCACAAATCAAACACGTTTACTGGCTTTTCGTCTTCGAAAGTTGGACGAGCCTTGTCCATAATCTTATCAAAGATTTTCTTGCCAAATTTAAACAAGAATACTTTACCTTCATTCTCTGGGTGCTTTGGGTCAGACACAATGAGAATGTTGGCAATAAATGACAACTTACGTTTTTGTTTACGAGCGATTTCTTTGTTGGCTTCAGAACCAGAGTTCCAAAGAGTTGTGTTCAACTCACCAACAGGGTCATTCTCACCAAGAGTGGTTAGAGAATTTTCGATGTACCACTTTCCAGTTGGACCTTGGAAGCCATGCGAAAAGATTCGAACCCATGGGAGTTCATCACCTTCTACACGTGGTAGGAATCGGAAAGTTGCTGTGCCATTGCCAGCTTTGTCACCTTCGAGACGCCAGAAGCGATCGTCTGAATATGATTTCTTTTCGGTTTGGGGATTAGCAATCTTGTCGAATTCTCCAGAGATTTTTCCGAAGTCTTGATTGCGCATTTTGCGGAGTGTTTGAATGTCCATCGTATTTCCTTTGTATTAATATTACGGTTTATTTTTAGTATGGTCGATTTGTATTTTATCATCTAGTTCAATGTCGTCATCAAAGTCTTCATTGTTTAGATCATAATCTTCTTCAACATAACTATTTATCGTTCTCATACCACCAGTCTTTCGACCATTAGCATGTTTGGCAGGTTTCCCTGAACGACTACCAAAACTATCATCATCTGATTTCGATGATTTATAATATGTCTTGCCCATGATGTCAATGCTCGATTTCTTCCATGAAGTGACTAAAGATCTTTTCAGCCTTAATTCTATCGTATTTAACGAAGCCAGTCAACTTTTTAATTCTCAACAATTCTTGATTCCAAATATATTTGATAGATGTATTATCTTGCCATTTTGCAATTATTGGATAAAAATCATCTATAATCCTAAGAGTTTCTATCGATACCTTACCTCCAACAAACAACTCTAATGTAACTGGATATGCAGAATCAATAAAGTTGAAGATAGATGTTTGTGGTAACCTATTTACCTCAGTGTGTGTTAATATAGTCGCTAAGTCATCAATGAACCTCTGAGTGATTGACTGTTTTCGTTTAATCCATTCGACAAGATTTTCTTCTGCCTGTTGTCCTTCATATATAGCAGACTCATTACCATAAGCAAAGTTTGCAACAAAAAACTGAATAATTTCTCTGTCATCGTTGTACTTGTTAGCAAGTTTCTCGAATATATATCTATCATTTCTTGCAGTGAATGCTTCACGTGTACCCTTAACATTACCTCGATTTTCAAAGACGTTAAATTTCTCAGAGGTGAAGTGAAGTTTAATCGCTAGGTAATAACGATACGCTTTAAACCCATCCATCACACATCCAATTTTGCCTGTTTAGGGAGATAATTTAACTCTCTAAAATCCATTTCAATCTTATCCTTTAGAGATTTATTTATCAGAGATGCAACATCTGCTGGCTCCAAATAATTTTCTTTGCAGTACTCCAAGACAGCATCCATGTAAGACAATCTCTTATCACGAACAATTTCTTCAATATGCATTGAAAACTCATTTGCGGTTTTAAACATTGGCTTTTCTTTTAATGTGGTAGTCGGTGATTCGAAGTTCTCTGCAAAGATCATGGTATTCTTTCGTTTTTTGTTTATATAATTTCCAGATTGGAGTATTTGTTTTTTCAGGATCTAATTTTTTAGAAAATTTATCCAAGTACATCGTGAAAAATTTATCCAATTTCATAATCTCTAATTGCAGATCTCGATATTTAAAGTGTAAGTTAGCGAGTTCAAAGTCATTCATAATTATACCTTATTTATTATTGCAAGACAAGTTAAGCAAGTTACCACCATAGAATGCAACATCCATAACTAGGGCTTCATTATCAGACTCAAGTTTCTCGATTCGTTTCTTGAGAACATCAATTTGTTGCTCATAAATTTTTAATTGTTCACCCATTGCTAAGACTGCTTCAGTTTCTTGTTGTTGTAAAGTTTTCATTTTAACTCCAATTCGTCTTCTCGATTTTTGTTTAATAACCCATAAGGAAATATATTAAATGCCAGTGAATATCTTGTAATGTTGGATATATTTTCTGGCATCATATGATCCAAATTAGATGGAAATAAAATCAAATCACCCTTCTTTGGTTGATATTTCCAAGATGATGAATTAAATTCATTATATTGAAATTCTTCTTCAAAGGGAATTCCAATTACAACTGGATTACCCATTTCATTTATGTTAGATCCATTTTTATGAAAGATGATGGGACTAGTGTTTTCATCAACATCCAAATAGAATACTCCACTAAAAAAACTATTCGAATGATAGTGTTTTTGTCCAAAATTACTTGGTTCTAATTTAACTACCCAAGATGTTGTCAGTCTAAATTCAACTTCTTTATTAAGCCCAAGTACATCATAGAAAAACGTATTATAATTTTGTTCAATAATTGTTCTTAACGATTTTAATTCAGATTTATCTAGTATCTTTTTGGATATTGTATAACGACCAGATCGTTCTTTAGTATGAAATATTTCAAACTCATAGTTAGTCAGAATATCGAAGAGATCGTTATCATATTGAATATTATTAATATATATTGGAGTTGGGAATGCAGAGAACACTTTCATATCATCTCCTCATTGTAGCAATTTCAACTGCTTGTTCATCACTAAAAATTGGTATGGCATTTGATTTATGCATAGTACCAATACCCTTAATTAGAGATCCAGTATAGACTGGTGAGTCTTTTTTAGTGCATGGCGCACCACTGAATGGAAGACTCGGAATCTTAGGGGTCTCCCGACCAGCAGGTTTCCCGAGCGAGTATACTTCACTGAGTGATTGTTGTTTAGGTGCAATCGTCTTTGTGGAATACTTCTTTAACATGGTTTCCCATGACGACTGCAACTCTCGTTGTTTGGCAGTCGGTTTCTTCTTCTTAGATTTTCCAAGTGATGTATGTAAGAATTGCATAATATAATTATACCTCAAATAAAGTTGCGAGTCAAGCAGTAACTACAAAGCCAGTTGTATCCTTCTTGGCTTTACCTTTGGCTTTGAGACCAACAATAACACCCTTTGGATCTAAGAAACGAAGATCAGTCTCGTCACCATTGATAACTGGACGACCAAGATATGTTTCTGGTACTTTATGGAAAACAGCTGCAACATTCATGCCGTTTGATAGTGCAAGACGAACATCCATATCATTACCATCTGCTTTAGAGAAAGTCAGGTGATAGTTAGGAATGTGTGCAACTTTGCGATTGTTGATTTTGGTGTAGTCGTAGAATTGCACTTCTGGGAACATTTGGAAAATGTTTTTGCCATTACACACTTCATATTTCTCCCATGCGAGATCTGAAGTACCATTCAAACGAAAGACTGGAATGAGACCCTGTTTTTCTGCTTTGGTTTTTGTTTTGATAATCTCAACAGTCAACTCATTGAGGAATTCTTGACGATTTTCGAAGAATGCTTTGGTCTTACGAATTCGTGCTTGTTGAATGATGTTAGTGGATTCACCTTTCTTGAAGATGCCACCACGACCAGCAGTATTCAAACATGCAGATGTACAACCAGCTGTGCGCTTGGGGCAGACTTCTTTACCAGAAAGAGTTGCTGGAGCAAAGTGTAGAACAGAAGACAAGTAGCCTTTCTTCTCACCTTTGAGTAACTTTGGGTTGCCGACTGTAAGTAAACTCATACTGATTCTCCAATCAAAATGTTCCATCTGTTTTCAACAACCTGATGTACCAGTTCAACTGGAATTTCCAGTTTGAACGCAATTTCTTCGCAGGACATCCAGTTTTCTGGACCACGATGTGCATCTAACGCATCGTTTATTTCCATGTCTAACTCAGCCATTCGACTCATAATAAACCTTTCTTTTCACATTCACGATAAGATATATTATGCTCCAAAGGTCAATTAAAGACAACAACTTTCTGGAGAGAGGGGTAAGTTGTTGATTCTACAAGGAAAAATACCCCTCAAAAGATGAGGGGTATTGGCTAGAATCCTAAAGTGTTACTTTTTAGAACTAGATGTAGTGGAAGGTGAGTTATGTGAAGAAGAATAAACGATACAAATAGTATCGCTACTTTTGGCATACGCACAACGAACAGCTAATGGATCGATACCTTTAACGATAGCAGATTCAATATTTCTTTCAATAGATTTTGTTGTAACATATGAATCGTGACCAAGTGCACAAATCGCAGTCAAAATAGCAAGTGCAATAGAAATAATAAAAACATTATCTGACATAATAAGTTCCTTTAAAGAAGAAGGTGGTTTAATTTTTCCAAAAATTCCTGTTACCATGATCCATCATCCAATACAAGTTTTAATGATAGTGGTCCAGTAATTATATTAACATAATACAAACTTGGATCCATATCATCTGGTTTTTTGTAATCAAATGATAATCTCCAGTGATATGGATTTAATGTGACAGAAATCCATACACCAGAATACTTACAATAATTAAGAAAGTTCCTTAATATCATCGCAGAGTCCTAACTTTTTTGCTTCGATAGCACTGAGCCAAATATCCTGTGGTGGCAATAGCACTTCTCGAATTTTGGTTTCTGATAACCCAGTACATTTTTTATAATGGGAGATCATCTTCTTGGTGGTTAAATCAAACTCTTTCACAGTAGCGAACAATTCATGTTCTTTACCAAACGCACCCCAAGAATATTGATGCGAGAGTATTGATGTATTTGGTGTCAACAGGCGATGTCCTTTTGCGCCAGAAATAAAAATCATAAGTCCAGCAGAAGCAACTTGGCCAAGACCAATAGTTCTAACTGGAATTGACGAACCACGAATAGTATCAATTAATGCAAATGCTGCATTAAGATCACCACCTGGACTTGTAATAATTAAATTAAGTAATTCAGGTGGTTCTTCAGAGAAGTTGGCTTCGAATATCCACTCAACAGCAGTTTTAACGCTGGTAAGAGTAATCTCCTCCATCAGTAGCATGAAGGAATGTTTAGAAGATTGGTCTTCCTTTAGCTGAATATTCATTTTTTGCATCATCTTTTCTTTCACTTTCTTTATAAAAAATATGTCTGCCGATAACAGTTGTCTTTTCTAACTTCCATCTTGGATTGACGTAATCAGCATGATAAAATAATGCACCATACGTGATGTCTGTTAACTGTTCGTAGTTAGCATAGACATCAAGAGCAACTTCCATTGCTTTATTGTATACTTCATTTCTTTTGGCTTTCACGTTTTCACAGAACCAACTAAACTGACATGTTGATTTTACCCTTTGTTTGACTACAGAGCAAATATCTTTTGGATATCTTGGATCTTGTAAACGATTCATTGTAACAAGTGCAACGGCAAGTTTACCAGCATCTGGCTCATAACCTGCTTCATAATAAATGTTGTCTGCAAGACAACGCACTTGTTCTTGAGATTCTGGTGTTAACTGAGAATAGTTAATCTTTAAATAAATGTCTTTACTTGATAGTACTGAATTCAAATAAAAACTTAAACATAGTATTAATAGTATGATTGGAACATATAAACGATATTGTCGCATAGTTCTCCTTTTAAAGTTAGAGAGAAGTGCAAAATGCACTTCTCCTATCCCGATCAGGCAGACTTTTTGCTAGTCTTTGTATCTATATTTGGGATGTTTGAAACGAAACCATTAAGCACTTGTGCCTTTGCAATGATTTCAGCTTCTGATGGATAAGTTGGAAACCCTGGATGTTCGGGTAACTCACCACCATTGATTTTAGCAATTTCTAGTTTGGATGCCCAAACATTGCTAATAACCTCACGCTTACCATAATAATCATCATTTAACATGTCTTTGGCCATTTTTAATAGTTCAAGACGAATTTCGAATGGTGTCAGATTTGACATAAAATACTCCTTTTGTGTTGTGTGTGTAAAATGAAGGTTTTATTGGGATCCTTCAACCCACTGTGTAATTATTTAGGAATTACTTCTTTGCTGCTTCGTCTTTTTTCTCTACAGGCTTCTTAGGTGTAGGTTTTTCAGACTTTGGAGGTGGAGGGCAGTTACCCTTCTTATCCTTAGTTACGCAGTTTGTTTCTTGTTTCTTTGCTTCTTCTTTCTTAGCAGGTTCAGCTGCGAGTGTGAAAGATGCGAATGCCAATACTACCAATGCGATAAGTGATTTCATATCATATCCTAACAATTAAAAATAAATTGACAATATTAATGTTGCCACCATAAGTTAGTACAAGATACCATTGGGGTAATCGGTTGCTAACATCAAGCAAAGACTTCACTAATTCATGATGGTTTTAAAGAGACCATCAACTCTTAAATTAGAATGAGCGAGTGTAAGCGATAGTAGTTTGCTTGTTAGCACCATCACCACTTTGAACATCATATCCAAGTCGGATAGCATCTTTCTTAGTCAATGCATAACCAACACTGTAACGCATAGTTTGACTGGTGTCAGCATTAACATTTGAATCATATGCAGTACGATAGCGATATGCTACACGTGTGCTGATATCACCAAACTTTGCAGTAACTCCAGGTTCTACAGAGTAGTAACCGAAATCCTGAACACCTGATTTTTGCTTCATGCCAGTTCCAACACGAACATCACCACGAAGAAATGAAGTTAGATCCATTCCAGTAGTTACACCAATTTCATAACGATTTGTAACAGTGCGTGCTACGTCAGCAGTTTCAGTATTGATACCTGCATCAAGATCGACATTAGTGAATGCACGAGTCTTAACAGACATATTCATTACATGGCTCTGCACATTTGTTACATTGGCTTCTTTAACACCATATGTTGCTGTCACTGAAGATTGTGCACTTGCGATTGCGGAGAATGCTACCAATGATGCAGCAGCGATAAGTTTTAATTTCATTTATTTTCCTATAAGTTGTAATAAGGTTAAAATTATATGGCTGGCACACTACGTGGCTGGCATAATAAAGTGGTAGGTTATTCTGTTACGAGGAAACCTACCGAAACCCTAAGCAGTGTTTAGGCTGCTAATGCGAACAGTTCGTCGTTTGCGTTTACGTTGTTTTAGTTTTAATGTCTTCTCTGACAAGTTGTCCACTTCTGTACTTGTTGCCCTGTCGAAACCTAGTCACCCCCATCAGAAGCACAATAGCTGGTAGTATTCACTCCATTTAAAACCTGCCGTTGTGACTGGTTCACTAATATGCTTTTGGTGGAGGTGGGGAGAATCGAACTCCCGTCCAGAACACTTTTCTAGTTGCTTCATACAACCATATCACTATTATACATTATGTATTCTTGCGTGTCAAATAATTCTTAATACTAATACATATCTATCTGCAGATGGAGGATTCACGGAATGCGGTGCGCTCTCGTCTGCTGGTGCAATTACCATATTACCTGTTAGTGGTTTTATAGTAATGCCTTGATTTGGATAAACCAGTTCTCCACCATCGAATTCTTGATTTAAAAATACAACACCAGAATATTTCCATGCATTAAATACTTCTCGTGAATCTTCAATCGAATAGTTATCATTATGTAATACGGAACCAATTCCTGCACTATATTGCATTACAAACGCTCGATCAAAATTAATATTTAATTTTTTACTTAGATCAATAACAATGTCATGCTCTAATGCTCGTGTTCTTTTTAGATTATTATAATCTAAAGAAACTGCTTCTGGAGTAGCATTTAGTAAATAATTTATTAATGTCTGACAGTCATCATTAGATAATACATGCTCAAAAAAATTAATATTAGATTCCATTTTTACTTTTATATTCTAATCTTAGACTTTTAAATCCATCGATCCAATCATCTCTTTTTTCGACAAATATTTTTGTCGGATTATCGTCTATGCCCATTATGATAACAAGTCTCCCTACTGGAATTCCTGTTAGTTCTTCAAATGCAACAGCATATGCTGCAGTCTGCATAAAATATCCATGGATGTGATCTCTAGTCTTTGGCTTGCTTGAAGTTTTAAAATCAATAACTGATAGTTTACCTTCATACTCAGCAATACAATCAACAGTTCCTGCAACCTCAAGATGATCAGAATACAATGGTGTTTCTAACGCATGTATGTTATCTATTTTTTCGAGGTAGGGTCTAATTCTTCCAAATATCTCTGAATCGAACGTGTCAGGTTCACAGAGTTCACTGCGGAGATATGATTCACAATATCCATGGACTTTTGTTCCACGTTTACTTGCTTGACTGGAGATTCTATTTGCTTCTGCTTCTCCGACTCTTTTTCGCCATTCGAGGATTCCTTGTTTTGAGTGGAGTCCTGTAATGGTGGTGATGCTTGGATAGGCTCGACCCGACGGGGTTTTGTAAAGTCTAACTTGGTTAGAGTCGGTGCGTTCCAGTTTGGGAAGATCATGATGTATAAATGTTGGCATTAGGTAAGTAAATCAATACACTCATTATAATGTTTAACACGATCTTCAAGTCCAATATAACCACCATTAATCTTTTTGGTCATTAACTTTAGATCACCTGCATCTGCTTCTCTGTTTAGTCCATTTTTATTCCAGAACCAAATTGCAGACATAAGAGCGAAATCACGATCAGCAGTAACCCAGTCAGGATTATCTACAACATTCTGCCAGTCTTCAAACATCTCTTTAGCAAATGCTGTATAGTTTGCACGACCAGTTAGTTGAATTGGTCCACGACCACGAAACCTATATCCATCACCTGATTCTGGTGCGCCATTACCCATACGATTAGCATAGATCTTATTGGCAATCATTTCTGGTTTGCGTGCATAAGGTTGTGCAGATTCAAGTGTAGGGAAATACTTTTTAAAGATACCATTTAACCCCTGCGCAGAGTAATTTAGGTTTTCTTCAAATACTGTCCACCCACCAGACTCATGACCACATTGAGCAAGGAATGCTGCTACACGTTTTGGTGTCGTTATATCATATGTTGGAAATACATTACACATAGACTCAGCCCATGAGGTAGGGTCTTGCGCTCTTGGAAATAGATGGTGAAATTGTTCTGCTGTTATCATTGGAATTCCTTTTTATACAGAAAAAATACTACTGGTTTCTTATTATTATATATTTGTTCTTTTATAAGTTTAGCAGTACCTACTGTCCATGATTCTATATCACAGATATCAGCCTTAATATTAACAATTTTAATAATATCATCATCACTATAATGGTCTTCAATTTGTTTAAAAAACTTATTTAATATATGAATATTATTATATTCGTATCCTCTTTGCATACACAAAAATACATTTATCTTTGTAGTATCTATTACTAAATCTTGTTGTTTTCGAATACATATATTAACATAATCATTTTCTACATATGGAACACTTATATTTAATGCACTATATGCAACATCTATACATGATGGACTAGTAACAAATTTTAAATCTGTAACTCTTTTAGAAAGACATAATGTAGCAGAATCACCACAAAATGGACTACCACCATTTAAAAAATAAACTTTTTTAAATTTTAATATTTGTTGATTTTTATGTAACAAATCTAAAATATTATCTATTAAAGAAGGTATATCTCTGACCACACCCCACAGAGAACTCATTGTATTAATACACTTTAAATGAAGTTGATTGCCATATCTATATGGTTTAAAGTTTAGATTATCTAAGATAACTTTATATCCAGCTGGTGCCACAACCATTTCATATTCAGAATAATCAACAGTAGTTACAGCAATACACTCAGGATTATTTTTAATCTCATCTATAACATTTAAAAATTCACTGGTAATATCTTTAGTTTGTAAAGGTATACCAACTTTTATAACCTCAAACATTAATTCTTGTCCTCATAATCTTCATATTTTAACTTGGCTAAGATATAATCTTTGACCAATGATGAACGAACAATATCGTCTACAGTAAACTCAATACGAGTAAATGCCTTCATATGCTGAGCGATATCAAAAAACTTTAAAATACCTGTAACATCGTTCTTTCTTTTATTTAGGTCAGTTTGGCGATAATCTCCGCACCAAATAATCTTAGACATATGACCAACACGAGTCATTACTGTATCAATCTCTTCATAAGTCAAATTCTGCATCTCATCAACAATAATGATAGCATTATCAAACGACATACCACGAATGAATGATGTAGAAATAAATTGGATATGTCCTTGTTCTTCTAATCGATCCCATGCGTCTTTACGATCAAAAAACTGGTGGCAGATTTGACGATATGGTTGTTCATAGATTTCCATTTTCTCACCCACATCTCCTGGGAGATGTCCCATCTCACGAGATTGTACTGCTGAGCGAACTACAATAATTTTATTAAATGGATTTGATTTATCAAGAACTTCTTCTATTGCTTTATAAAGTGCAATAAAAGTTTTACCTGTTCCTGCTACACCATGCAATGCTATAAAGTAATCACCTGTTTTATATGCATCGAAAAATAATTTTTGATTAGCAGTTAATGGCTGGAAAGTTTTTAAATTATCTAATCTTAGTTTTAGCTGATTACTAGCAATTGGTTTTATCTCACGTTCTTCATTATGAATTTCTATTACTTTTTTTGCTGCCGAAGTACGTGCCATTAAAATTCCTTATAGTTGTGAAGATGATTTGTCTAGTTGACTTCCTGGAGTTTTCTCATGTATCCTTTGTAGGACTTCTTTAAATCCAGTATCAAATTGGCGTGTTGAACTTAACTTAGTGGGATCTCCAAATGCCACTGCTTGAATTACTGTCTCTAATTGGGGATTCTCGGCTCTGAATGAGTCGAGTTCAGATATCTTCAAAATTTTCTCAAACTGTTCATCAGTTTCTTTATTACGAAATACATAAGTTGGCATAATAACTCCTTCGTTTTATTTAGTTCGGATTAAGATTAAAAGCGACGCAAATGCGCTCTTCAGAACTAATACTTGTAGGTACTTGATGCTCTAACCAACTTGGCCACATTAAAAATGTTCCTTCGATCGGATTAATCACATACTCAGGTAGTAATTTATAATCTTCTCGAGGTTTACCAAAAATGATTGGGTATTGTACAAATTTCCAATAATCTCTTGGATCATTAAAAATTATTGGTGTTGTGTCTTTTGGTATTTTTAAATAAAAACAACCAGAAAGTATAGATCCTGGATGCGAGTGTATTGGATGTGCACCACCTGCCTTTATTTTATTAAACAAATAGTATGGTTTAAGAGTCCACATACTAGAATCTATACAATTATCTGCAAAGTATTTTCTAGAGACAGTGCTTATGTAATTATTAAGTTTATTTAATCTAAAATCATTTTGTTGAAGAAGCCCTGCAGAATTCACACTATAAGTAGAATCATATTTGTCTTGTCCAAGATATTTAATACCATGTTGGTTTATGTAATCTTCAGCGACAGGTAGAATTTCTTTTGCTAGGACTGATTGATCGTCAATAAACAATGGTGTTGGAAATAAATTTATGTATTGCATTTAAGCAGGAACCATTCTAAATTTAATTTTATCGTTTTGTTTTTGATAAACTGCTTTGTGGTTTCTATCTTTCCACTCACAAACATACCACTCTGGAATTGGTCTATTTGTCCAAACAGCAAATGGTTGTTTGTCATTAATATAATAATTGTGATATGCTTGAATAGAATTTGTTGGCACTTTATAATCTTCAGGCATACACTGTGGCATAGGTGTCATTCCTCCAAATTTTATATTTGTAGGTAAATTATCAAGGAAAGGAATTAATCTTTCAGCGACATGATGTTTACCATAACGAAATGTATACTCTTTCATTAGATCTCGCCACAGAGAATACAACCACATATAATTGCGAGAAGTTTCACGACACCAAATACCTGATGGGTGTTTCATATGTGATGCCAAATACAAATTATCTTCACGAGAATCATCTAATTTCCATCGCATTGCTTTGCGACCTGAAATAGATTTACCTTCATACTCATATCCATCGAGCAAACGATGAGCAGTAGAAAGAAGTTGTGCATACTCTAGAATCATTTTAACGACATGTTTATCAAGATGTTGTTTTGCACATTCTTGGGTGTCTTCATGAAGATAGAAAATATTCATAATTTATGATTACTCAATAATTCCTGTAATATCAGTATTAATGATAGAAATATTAATTTTGTTAATAAAGAAATTTAATGTTAATCTTGATTCATTAATAGTTTTTCCATATCCATTCATTGCTGCATGAGGCATATCTGCTCGATATAAAACCATTCTATTAAATTTATATGGAATAATCTGCCCATCGAGTAAAGTTCCATGATTATCACCTTCAAGATGTTCATTCAAATAAACAATACCAGCATATAATACTGTGTCTTTATGAATCCATTTGTCTTCATATAAGTCATTTTCAAATAAAGCATGAAAAAGGCTAGAAATATCTGCATTAATACTTATACTAGAATTATATGGTGTATTTAATGTGAATGCTGATAATATTTTATTGTCGATTTGATGATAAAGAGATTCTTCTAAAATATATTTTAATGAAAGTGTTCTACTACCAAGATATGATATAGGTTTATCTGATTGTATATTACCATAATCATTAGGATTATCATTCACACTATAAAATTTTTGTTTTAGTGCAATATCTACAATAGAATGTGGATCTTCGAAAAAAGAATCTAGTACAACAACATTAGCAAACATTAAGCCACCAACATTCGAATCAAACCAAACATATCAATGGTAGTTAGCAAGATGTAGTTAGCCAGCATCCCAAATGATTTCCGAGTATAACTAGCCCAAGCATACATAGCACAACCAGTAATCCAGACAGGATATAAAGCAAGTAGTGGCGGAGAGGGAACAGTAACAGCCATAGTGATACTGCACCCAATACTAATAGCCCAAGCGAGAAGTTCAACGATGAAACGAGGTTTGTTAGATTGCCAATCATCTTTAATCCATTGTAAAGTTGGTTGAAAAATATCAAGCATAAGAACCCATTGAGTCGTAACCAAATTTTAAAGCACTTAATCCACGAATTCCACGAATTGTATCATGAATTTGTTGAATTGTGTCAGAAGATTTTGTGTGAAGAATGCCATGTCCACCTTTTGCATTGAATGGTGTGATGCAACCGATGGAATCATCAACTAAAATCGCACGATCATGAGCAAAATTTGATTTTTCTTGTTTGGCTCGAACAAAATTGGCTTTATAAGGGATATTTTTGCTGTCTAACCACCTCATTTTTTGGTATCTTGCAGCATTTCCTTGTTCTGCATCATAAGTACCCATTGAAGTGAGAATTTCGATGGTAATTCCATCAAGTTTTGACACATAGTTCATCAATTCTGTGGTATCTGGCATAAATTCCAGATCTTCGAAGATTTTATATGTGAAAACAGCCTCACGAAATTTCTTTCGATCAGCCTTTTCTGGGTCTAGTTTGCGATATGCCTTGTCAAAGTTGCAAAGCACGCCATCCATGTCTAAGTAAAGTGTAATCATAATGTAATTATACCTGAAATTTCAATTAGTGTCAAGGTTTTTTCAAAAATTTGTTCATATCAGGTGGTTTCCAGCCTTCTGGCTTAAGAATTTTGCCATCTTCACGACGACGCACCTTACCAGTAAGCGGATCTACTTTCGCCATGTTAGTTCGAACAACTTCATCCCATGCACCACTGATATTATATTGTTTCATATGACAATATCCTAGAATTACCCAGATCATATCCATGCAGGCATCAAGTGATTCTACTTCATCAGCGTTATTACATGCTTCAACGAATTCTTTATATTCTTCTTCGATTAGTTTAATGTATAATGATGCATTATTTTCTGAAGGTTGTTGGTCACATGCTTGTTGAAACATTATGACATCAAGTGGCATGCCCATCATTTATTCCTTTCAGTATCAAAGTAGTGTTTAGATTTTGTTTTAACTAAATCTTGTTCGCCATACAACTCTGGATAATCTGCCATGGTTGATCCACCACCATGGTCATTCCATGATGATTCCTCTGTCTCTGTCTCAAGTTTCATGCCGTAGTATTCTTCATCAGGAACATAGTCAAGAGTCCCCGATGGATTAAAACCGCATCCTTTAAGGAACAAGTCAACATGTTCTAGAATTTCTAGTAAATATGTACCATGAAATTCATAGTTTACTTTAGTACCATCTGGTTCTCCGTATATGTCTGTATGTTCAGCTATCAGTGTGAATTTTGGCATTTTCATCTTCCTTCTTTTTTAATGACCATGAGCCGTTGTGTAAATCTTCAAAAATTATTGTATCACCAAAATCCCAACCAACTTGATTCAACAAGTCTGGTGGGAATGGCATCATTAGATCTCCTGTTTCGGGATCTTCTTCTAGTGTAATTGTCCAGTGATTATTCATAAGTTATCTCCAACCAATTAGTTTCTTCTGGTAGAATTTCAATAGTGGCACCAATTGATGATGCTTTATCAATCATATTTTGAAGAATACCACTGCCATAAAAATTTGTTCCATAAGAATCTTCATGACATTCATAGATAGAACCAGAACTACCCTCAAAGGAATATACATTACCTTCGAGAGTAGCCTTGGTAATACCACTGTTTAGTTTCCAAGAATCTGATCCAAGATATCCACCATACCAACAGGCAAACACCTTATGGACTGGTGGATATTTGTCAGAAGTAATTTTAACAACTACCCACTTGTCTGGTCTGTAATCACTCATGTTTTATTCTCGCTTCAAACTCATCATCGGTTTCAATTTTGACTTTTTTACCTTTTTGAAATGCTTCGACAATATCCTTGAGTAATATACCTTCCCACAATGTAAGATTGTCACACTCAAATGTAACATCCCTAACATAGCGTTGCTCATTCATACTTCAACTACCTTTAGTTCAAAGCGATCAGCACGTTCTTCGTAGTTGATGTAACCACGAGGATTGCACACAATACGAGTAGAACCAACCATGTAGTCAAAGTCTTCATGAGTATGACCATGAGTCCACAATTTAATTCCTGGACGATCAAGCACAAATTCATCCAACACAGAGTTGTATGCACCATTCATCAATTGGTCATTCTTGTAACGAGGATGCTCAGAACCTTTGCTTGGAGCATGATGACCAACGACAACCATTGTCATCCATGGAGGAGTGACTTTATAAGTTTCATCAATCAGATTCAACATTGCTTTATGGTCTTCAACAGCATCCTGTGGAGACAAAGTTGCTGGACGAGTCTTGAATTTAACTTTCTTTTTATCAGCATCATCAGCATCAAATACTCTGTAGTTGACCATTCGATTACTGTTTTCGCAAATCTGAAAGTCATTCATACGACGAGACACATGATTCATGGTCATCTCATCTTCACCATTCATATCAGTCCAGAGTGTACCACCGACAAAACGATAGTCACCATGATCCCAAACTTCTTTATCAAGGAAGTGCACATTTTCCAAATGATTTGCAGCCAGCATTGCACGAATTTTAGCTGCACTGGTAGCGTAGTCACCATGATAGTGCTCATGATTACCCATAACATAAACAACATGGGGAAACTGGAATGAGCAACGCTTGAAGAAGTCTACGAATCGTTGACTCTTCGCACCCTCAAGAAAATTATGTGGGTCGGGCTTGCCAAGATCAGCAGTAACCATGATGTCACCACTAAGCACAAGAACATCAGCATTCTGATCATTCTTGATCATGAGGTCACCGAACTCTAGGTGGAGATCGCTACAAATTGCTATTTTCATTTTCATTTCTCAGTTAAGTGCAACCATCCAGTTGCGATAATTTTTTCTTCATTCGGAGCAACAATACCCCTATGTGTATGTGTCCAGTCTGCTGGCCAAATCACTGTTAAACCTTTTTCTGCTTTTAATGCAGTTTCACCACGCACTTCACGTTGATAGGCAAACTCTGTTCCACCACCTTCTGCTACATCATTCAGATAAGTCATAAACACTAAGTGTCTATTGCAATTTGGTTCGCTTGCTTTGGCTCTTTCAAAGTGCCATGTTTTAAATCCACCACCAGCAGGATACTTTTGTATATTCATACCTTCTACTGGAAGGACACCAGTCATCCCAGATGTTTTCCATTTTTCCATGTATAGTGAGACACATTCTTGTAAAGCATTTGCATATTGAGTTTGCATTAACTCATCGATGTTTAAATGTAAGTCAGTCGAGTGTTTGATAGAATGATCTACCTCATCTGACTTGGTCACACCATCTTCCCACTTATGTGGATTAGAATTATAATCCTCGATTAGCATATCGCAAAGGGTTGGATCAATGTACCAGCCCATGATGAATATGTTTTGTTTATTTACAATATGTTCTTTCATACCTATATTATACCCCAGATCCGAATAAAAGACAAGAACTATTTTAAGAAAATTTGGATAGATGCACGAATTGCACCGACTCGAATAATTGGAGTTACTGTGTGGTATGTTCCTCCAACCTGAACTACCATCATATTAAATTCTGGAATTAATCCTTTAATCTCATCATCTTCACGATAAAGAAATAATCCACCATCGTCATCACCCCATGTATCATTTAGATAAATTGTAATCCCAGCTTTATATCCCGCATCAGTATGCCATGGGATATAAGAACCTCTAGTCCAGTAGTGAAACATTACATTAGTCTCAGTGAATTCTGGAACTTCTTTTACAGATCCAATAAACTTCAATAGTGATTCTTTTAAAGATTCATCGGG